AAAAGTTGACAACAGTACCAAGGAGAGTACAATGCTTCTCGTAACCTGATTACTTCCTGGGGAGGGAGAGAGCATTGAGTAGATTCTTCGTAGAAGATGGCGAATATTTCCGCCGCGACATCATTTTCCGTGACGGTGATACCGAGTGGGTAGAACTGGCGGAGATGTCTGAGGAGCAGATTCGGCATCGTTCAAACATGATCATAGACCCGAGCACTGGCAGGCGAGGCGGCGGATCGGGTATCCGTCTCGACCGGCAGCGTGTGTACGACTTCAAGGTATCCATCAAGGACTGGTCCTTTGAGGATGAGAACGGCAAGCTGCCCATCGAAGAGAAGACCTTCAAGCGGTTCAAGGGGTACATTACGGAGCAGATCGCGGACCACATTCGCGACCTCAATGCCCTGCCTGAGGATATCGCGGCGACGGCTGACTCAGAGGCGCAGGAGGACCCTACTTAGGGGAGCTTCGTGACCAGATACTAAACTGGTTAATCGAACTAGACGGCACCGCGGACCAAGAGGGAGAGGGCGAAGACTTTTTCAACCAGCCCTCTCCCTATGGCTACCCTAGACCTTTACCGGCACTCGTGGCATACTGGAACTACTTGAGCTTCGGTGACCATGAATTACCAGATAAAACACTTCCGGGCTCGCATCGTGTGTGGCATTCGTTTAGAATAGTGCACAGCATATATGGCTTGTGGGATCTCCAGCGCCAAGACCCCGATAAAGCCAAAGACGTTATCCGCAAGGGTAGGGCGCAAGGTAAGTGGGACTACTTCCACGTACCGCAACCCCGACCTAAGAAGAAGTCTAAGTCGGGTAAATCCGGAAGGGACGTTCCCTAACAGTTGAACCCAAGCGATAGAGAACTAGAGTTTGTAGTTCGCGTACGTTCACAGCTTGACCAGCTTCAGCGCGAGTTGAAGGAGACTAGGCGAGAGGCGCAGCGTCTCGGCAATGAGGACGTAACCGCCACCGCTACCCTCATGATGGAGGGGTTCGACGATGGCGAGAAGAGGGTCAAGGATCTCAAGAAAGAACTAGCATCGGGCGAACTTACGCAGGCCCGTAGAATGTACTTCTATGCCGAACTAAGTCAACAGTTGCAAGACATCCTGAGTAATCGCGAGCGCGTCGTAAACATACGTGCGCGTATGCATAGCGAGCAGGCTGAGGCCAAGATGAAGGATCTTGAGCGTCAGGCATCCGTGCTTCGCGAGATGAAGATAGGGCCAATTGAGACCGCGGGGCTCGACGCGGCCCGGACGAAGCTCGCAGAGCTAATCCGTACCCGCAATGCCCTCCGTAAAGAAACCATACGAATAGATGCAGACGTTGAGGGCATCGACAACGGCACAGCCAGAGTCGAAGCCCTTAATGCTGCTCTGGAAGAAATTGATGGGGAGGTAGCGAAGGCCCGTATCGAGGTCGAGGGTGCCAAGATTGACCAAGATCTTGAGATCAAGGCCACCTTGAACTCTGATCGTGTAACCCAAGAGCTACAGTCACTCAAGGCGAACCTAGCATCACTCTCGTCGCAGGTGGGACAGATCAAGATTACCGGGGATGGCTCCGAGGCTCGCAGGGAAATCAACACTATTCGCAAGCTGATGGACTCCATCGCTCTCAAGACGGCGCGAATGAAAATGACCGCGGAGGGCGACGAGGAGGTCATGCAGGCGATCCGCGAGATCGAGGCGGGGGTACGCGACCTTAACGGCGAGACCATCCGTATCAAGGCGGATATTGACTCCGGCAAAGCCCTCGCGGGATTTGCCGCAATGCGTGTCGCGGTCGGTAGTCTTACCTCCATACTTGGCGGGCTGACCGCTTCATCGCGGACCACCAGTGCCGTGCTTATGACCCTGACCCGCATCGGCATCGTTCTCGCACTCTCCGCATTCGCGCCCCTCATTGGCATTGTCGCGACGCTCGCCGCGGGACTGACCGTGCTGGGTGGGGCCGCGGCCCTCGTGGTAGCCGCGTTCGCCCCGTCTATAAAGGCGATTGGAGAGCACAAGGCCGCGAGTGAGCAACTGTCTGCAGCACTAGAGGCAGAGGAGCAGGCGGCTCAGGGCGTAGCAGACGCACAGCGGAACCTCACGCAGGTGCGTAAGGATTCCGCGGAAGCCGTAGCGCAAGCACAGAGAGAATATCAAGACAGCCTTCAAGGTATAGACGAAGCCGAGCGCGAGCGCACCAAGAATATACAGGAGGCGATAGAGCAGCGCAAACAAGCCGAGCAGGACTATGCCCGTACCGTCATTGAACAGAACGAAGCGGTGCAGCAAGCCCGTCAAACCTACCAAGACTCAGTTGAGGGGGTCGCGGAAGCGGAGCGCGAAGCGGCGCAGGGCGTAAAAGAGGCATGGGCCGAGGTAGCTGATGCGATGTCTCAACTCAAGGAGACCCGCCAAGACGTTGCGGAGGCTAACGCGGACGCCTTCAAGGATTGGCAGGAATCCCTGCAAGACGTAAAGGAAGCAGAGGCACAAGCGGCAAAGGACGCGGCTGATGCATGGTCCGACTTCATTGACTCTCGTGAAGCCATAGGGGAAGCGGAAAAGGAGGCAGCGGAAGCCTCGGCTGGCGCGTGGAAGGACTACCAAGACTCTGTTGCGGACATCAAGGACGCGAGGATCGACGCGGCCAAACAGCAGAAAGAGGCGTGGCAGGATTACGAAGAAAGCGTCCGTGACGTGCAGAGGACTGAGCAGGAGGCCGCGGCTGCTAACAAAGATGCATGGCAAGACTACGAGAAGAGTCTTAAAAACCTGAAAGAGGTCGAGCAGGATGTAGCGCGTGCGAATAAAGATGCATGGAAAGACTATCAGGACTCTCTGGCAGATCTGAAGCAGGTCGAGGCTGACGTAGCGCAGTCGAACGCTGACGCATGGGGCGATTACCTTGAAGCGGTAGATGGTGTACGGGAAGCAGAAATCGACGCGGCGCAAGCCACCGCGGAGGCGTGGGAAGATCGCGAGGAGGCCATCGCAGATCTGCTGGACGCCCAAGAAGAGGCACAGAAGGACAACACGGAGGCGTGGGGCGACTACATATCCGCGGTTCAGGAAGTGGGCAAAGTTGAGACTGAGGTCGCGAAGGACAACGCGGAAGCATGGAAAGATTACCAAGACGCGGTTGAAGACGTACGCGATACCGAGATAGAGATAGCGGAGGCCAACGCGGAAGCGTGGGTCGACTATATAGAGACCATTGACGACCTTCGCAAGGCGGAAGCAGAGGCGGCGAAGGCTAACACCGAAGCGTGGGTCGACTACATGGAGACCCTAGATGAACTGCGCGAGACCGAGGAAGAGGTCGCAAAGGACGTCAGGGAAGCGTGGGCTGACTATGTAGAGACCATCGGAGAGATTTCCGAAGCCCAACAGGACGCCGCGGAAAATAACGCGGAAGCATGGGAAGACTACATAGAGACCATAGAGGATGTCAAAGACGCGGAGATCGACGCGGCTAAGGCCGCGGAGGACGCGTGGGAATCCTATCAAGACAACCTGGCCGACATTGCGAAGGCACAGCAGGACCTCGCGGAAAATATCGCGGAAGCCATCATGGATATACGAGAGGCAGAGAAGGACCTTGCCAAAACGGTTGCCGATGTGCACGAGGACATCGAGGATAACTACGAAGACTACCAAGACGCGGTGCAAAAGATCGCGAAGGTGGAGCAGGACGTACGCGAGGATATCATTGACGCGATTGAGGATCAGGCCGAGGCTCAAACCGATCTGGAAGAGGCGTACGAGCGTGCCGCAGATGTTATCGCGAGCGCCCATGAGAAGGCCGCGGAAGCCGCGGCAGATGTTACAGAACGAGAGTATGCGCTAATAGAGGCGCGTCGGGATCTGACCGACACCACCGAAGCGTTCAAGGATGCACAGCTAGAACTCAATCAGGTCATGTCGGGTGAGCCTATCCGGATGGCACAGCTTGAATTAAATGTAGACAAGGCGCGTCAGGATCAGATAGGCACCGCGTACGACTTGGCCGCGGCCCAGCAGCAGTTGGCAGAGGCTACTGCGGTGGGGGACTATCAGGGGATAATCGACGCGCAGCAGGATCTCGCAAAACTACAACTCTCACAAAAACAGAATGCCATAGATATTGCCGAGGCCGAGGGCGAGTTGCAACAGGCGCGAGAGGGTGGCACGGACCAGTTGCAGCGTGCCCGTAGTGCCGTTGAGGAAGCCTACTATCGCCAACAGGCCGCGGTGCGCTCGGTATTCGAGGCAGAGAAAGCCCTACAGCAGGCCCGCATAGAGAGTGCCGCGGCTCAGGAGGCTATAGGTAAGGCGCAGGTTGAAGCCGCGAAGATAATTACTGACGCGCAGAAGCGTCTAGCAGAAGCCACCGCGAAAGTCGCGGAAGTACAGCTAGAGGGTGCCGAGAAGGTGGCGGAGGCCAACGAGAGGGCCGCGGACGCGTATGAAAACTGGCAGGAGTCGGTGGTTGAGGGTAATGAGCGCATCGTGGAGGCGGCTCGACGTGTAGTGCAGGCTCAGACTAACTTGCAACGCGTCACGCAAGAGGGATGGGAGCGCATTAACGAATTACAGATACGCGCCCGCGAGAGCTACGAGAAGTACCGCGAAACCTTGGTCGAGGGACAGGAGCGCATTGCCGAGGCTAACAAGCGTTCGGCTGAGTCTTACGAACGTTGGCAAGAGACCGTAAACGCGGGGATAGAGCGTGTAAACGACGCGGTGCAACGCTCTGCGGACGCACATGCCAGATGGCAAGAGACGGTCGCGAATGGTCAAGAGCGTATAGCGGACGCGCAGAAGCGTACCGCGGAGGCGTATGCACAATGGCAAGAAACAGTCACAAGTGGACAGGAACGCATTGCGGAAGCGCAGAAGCGTTCCGCGGAGGCATACAAGCAATGGCAGGACACAGTAGCCAGCGGCCAAGAGCGACTGAATGACGTTATAGAACGCGCCGCGGAAGCGCATGCACGGTGGCAGGAGACGGTCGCGAATGGTCAAGAGCGTATCAACGACGCGCAGGGCCGTGCCCGCGAAACCTACGCGAGGTGGCAAGAGACCGTAGCCTCGGGACAAGAGCGCATCGCGGAGGCGCAAGACCGGCTGAATGACGCCAACCAGCGACTACAGCAAACCATAGTGGACGGAGCCGAGCGTGTAGCAGAAGCGCAGACCCGAGCCGCGGAAGCCTATGTGGGGTGGCAGCGCACGGTAGCCTCTGGTCAGCAGCAGATCGCGGACGCGCAGGCACGAGCACGCGAAAGTTTCTGGAACTGGAGGCAAACCGTCAAGGACGGCGAGGAGGCTATAAAGGAAGCCTACTGGCAATCCCGTCAGGCGTTTTGGAACTATCGCAACACCGTAGTTGAGGGTGAGCAGGCGGTGCGCGAGGCGGTAAACAAGTCCAAAGAAGCCTACTGGCAATACCGCAACGTAGTAACCGAGACTGAGCAGAAGGTTAGAGATGCCATCACTCGGTCCAAGGAGGTATACGACACTTGGAAGCAGACGGTGCAAGATGGGGAAGAAGCGGTCGCGGCGGCGGTGGAAAACTCCGCGGAGGCGTTCCAGCGTTGGCAGGAGGTCGTAGCCACAGGGAATAACAACGTCAGGGATGCACAGGCCCGTGCCAAGGAGTCCTTCGACACCTACCGCGACACTGTACATGACGGCAAGGAACGTATAAAGACGGACATTGAGGAGGTAAAGAACGCCGTCAAGGGTGTCGGTGACGCGTGGGTCGAGGGGCAAAAGCTCATCAAGGGGGCTCGTGAGCAGATGATCCGCGATCTGGAGAACCTGAAAACCGCGGAGCGTAATCGCATGTGGGCTCTTGAGGACGGTCTGGAAAACATCAAGGACGCGGAGCAACGGGTACGCGACGCTCGCATAGAAGGCAACAAGGCTGTGGCGGACGCGCAGCAGCGAGCCGTAGACTCGCTTAGAAATCTCCTGAATACGCAAGCCGACGCACAGACCAATATAGCCAACGCGCAGCGAGATCTGGCCCGAGCGACCGAGGCTCTGCGCGAGGCACAGGAAGAGGTGCGCAAGGCCGCGGACGATACGAACACCAAGCTCACAGATAGCCAGCGTGCATTGAAGAATGCATGGAAGGGCTTCGCGGAAGAGTTTGAGAAAGAATTCAAGCCAGCACAGGACGTGTTGAACTACATGGCGGTAGATATTCTCAAGTTGGCTGAAGAGACACTGCCATTTCTCGGCAGAATCGCGTATCAGGTGGCTCTGGAGGTCTCCGATGGGTGGAACAGGGTCAAGGATACCTTCTCGGAGACAGAACGCCTAGAGAAGCTCAGAAATATCTTTGAAGCCATGCCCGAAGCGGTGAGTTCGGCTATAGACATCGCGATCAACATGGGCCGCATCCTTCTCGCGGTGATCGAGCCCGCAATACCGATGTTCCAGAAGTGGCTCGACGCTCTGGTGGGTGCTACCGGCAATTGGGCCGACTTCCTAGAGTCCGCAAAGGGCCAAGAGGAGATAAATACGCTAATCGAAGAAGGTGCATCACTACTTGGCGATATCGTGACCTTCGGACTCAAGGTGCTAGATTTCCTATACAAGCTGTCTCAAAGCGATGGCGTGCAGCGGTTCCGGGACGAACTGTTCAAGATCGTCAACCTGATCTTCGGCAACGAGAAGCTGTTCGCGAGCTTCTTCGGATTCCTCGCAGACATACTAGGAGCCTTCAACAGTCTGCCGAAGCCTATACGTGAGTTTGTGGTGCAAGGTGCTGCCGCGGTAGTCCTGTTCAAGGCCATGGGTGGCGGGATTATCACCGCTATCGTAACAAACTTCGTAAAACTCGCGGCTGCTGTATGGCGTCTAGTCGGCGGACACCGTGTACTAGAAGCCGGATGGAACCTGCTTAAGGACAAGATACTGCCCAAGCTGGGCACGCTGCTAGGGGACCTCGTCGGATGGTTTGGCAAGATCATCGCGAATATACCGGGAATGTCCAAGCTGGCAAACATCTTCAGCGCCGGTCCTATTACAACTTTCTGGAACGTATTAAAGAAGCTGATACCCGGCATAGAGAATATCGGACCGAAGATCGCATCCCTGTGGGACGACGTGCTCAAGTTTGTCAGCACCAAGCTGCCGGGAATAGGACCCGCGGTCAGCAATATCCTCTCCAAGCTACCCGGAGTATTCGCGGGAATTGGGGCCAAACTCGGTCCGAGCTTGATCGGAAAAGCTCTTGGATTCCTCTCGGGACCTGCGGGTTGGATACTACTGGTCGCGGATCTCGTGTCTGGTGGCGCAATCTCCGAGGGTATCGGGAAGTTCTTCTCCAAGTTCATCGAGGGATGGAAAGCCGGATGGGACAAGGATCGCAATGTACTCGTAAATATCGTGTGGGCTGCGCTGCGGGGAATATGGAGTGCCATCGACCTCGGGGGCATTGTCAAGGCGTTTTGGGACAAGCTGACGGCCACTTATGAGCAGGACCGAGAGTCCGGGAAGAGCGTGGCGCGATCCGCGGTCTCGGCTCTACTCGCGGGCGTAATCGCGGCACTGGAGGCCATGCCACTCATCGGACCGTTTATCGAGTGGATCGGCAATGCGTGGAACGCACTCCTCAAGTGGCTGGGGATATCGTCGCCCTCGACTAAGGCGATGGAGGTGGGCAAGGACATCATACGGGGCTTCATACAGGGGATACTCTTCCTCACGGTCAACCCCCTATTAACGTGGGCGCAGAATATATGGGGTGCCGTGGTCAATTTCTGGAAGTCTGAAGATAAGCTCGGATGGTTGTGGGGCGCATTCCAGGGGATGCTTAATCGGGCGCAAGGCGTATTGTCCAGACTGCCGGGTTACGAGTGGGCGCAGAGACAGTGGCAGCACATGCAAGCCTTCTGGCAATCTGACGACAAGCTCGGATGGCTGTGGAATGGGTTCAACGCCATTGCGTCTCGTGTCGCACAGTTCATTGTGCAAAATGTGCCCGGTGCGAAGTGGGCCTACTACATGTGGTCCCTGATGTCTAATTTCTGGAAATCCGAGGATAAGCTGGGATGGCTATTTACGGCTTTCTCTGCAATCGCGGCTCGCGTAGGCGAGTGGATCTACCAGAATGTTCCGGGCGCAAAGTGGGCGCATCACATGTGGTCCCTGATGATGAACTTCTGGAGATCAGAAGATAAGCTCAACTGGCTGTTCACCGCGTTTGTGGCTATCGCGGCCCGTGTGGGCGAGTGGATCTATCAGAACGTACCGGGTGTCAAGTGGGCCACGCACATGTGGTCTATTATGGCGAATTTCTGGAAGTCAGAAGACAAACTCAACTGGCTATTCACCGCGTTCGTGGCAATTGCGAGCCGAGTCGGTCAGTGGATCTATCAGAATGTTCCGGGCGTTAAGTGGGCTACACATATGTGGTCCCTTATGGCGAACTTCTGGAAGTCCGAGGACAAGCTAAACTGGCTATTTACCGCATTTGTTGCAATCGCGTCTCGCGTGGCACAGTGGATCTACCAAAACGTACCGGGCGCAAAGTGGGCTGCGCATATGTGGTCCCTTATGGCGAATTTCTGGAAGTCAGAAGACAAGTTGGGATGGCTGTTTACCGCGTTCTCTGCTATCGCAAGTCGAGTCGGTCAGTTTATCGTAAACAACGTACCGGGTGCACAGTGGGCGTGGAACCAGTGGCAAAAGATGGTCAACTTCTGGACCGGAGACGAGAAGCAGGGCTGGCTGTGGCGTGCGTTCACCGGGATCGTGGGACGAGTTGCACAGTTCATTGTGAACAACGTTCCGGGTGCACAGTGGGCTATAAATCAGTGGCAGAAGATGGCCCCATTCTGGAACTCGGACGACAAGATGGGATGGCTCCTGCGAGCCTTTGAAGGCATCAAGACCCGAGTAGTAACGTGGATCGTTAATAACGTGCCCGGATTCCAGTGGGCGCAGAACCAGTGGCAGAAGATGGCTCCCTTCTGGAACTCGGACGACAAGCTAGGATGGCTCCTGAGGGCGTTTGAGAGCATCCGGACGCGAGTCGTGCAGTGGATTGTCAATAATGTGCCCGGATTCCAGTGGGGATTGAACCAGTGGAATAAGATGGTCAATTTCTGGCAATCTGAAGAGAAGCTAACATGGCTCACGCGTGCATTCGAGCGTATTCGCGACCGGGTGCACGCGTTCCTCACAAACCACCTTCCCGGTTATCAGTGGGGTCTGAACCAATGGAACAAGATGGTCAACTTCTGGCAATCCGACGAGAAGGGCGCTTGGCTCCTTCGCGGGTTTGAGCGTATTCGCGACCGAGTGCACGCATTCCTTGTAAACCACCTACCCGGATACCAGTGGGGACTCAACCAGTGGCAGAAAATGGTCAATTTCTGGCAGTCGGACGAGAAGGGCGCTTGGCTCCTTCGTGGGTTTGAGAGAATCCGGGACCGCGTATCGGACTTCCTGCACAATCACCTTCCCGGATATACGTGGGGCGTAAACCAGTGGAACAAGATGAAGGAGTTCTGGCAGTCCGACGAGAAGGGCGCATGGCTGCGTCGTGGGTTTGAGCGCATGGTGTCCGCGGTGGCGCAGTGGATATACGAGCACGTTCCGGGTGTCAAGTGGGCAACCCATATGTGGTCCATAATGCAGGATTTCTGGAACTCCGACGACAAGGCCGGGTGGCTGCGCCGTGCCTTTGAGATCATGGCACACCGCTTTTGGGAGTGGGCCACCAATAACTTCCCGCCGTTGAGATGGCTGCAAGACGGATGGAAGAAGGTCAATGATTACATAAATCAGATCACCAACGCCAACACTCTCGGGGAGGCGTTCCGGATCACCTTTGAGGGAATCGGACAGATGATTGTCTACGGTCTGCAGAAGGGATTCGCGGACAAGATCAAGGGATTCTACGACTCCCTCAAGAACAACATGACAGGTGCAATAGACTACGCGAAGAAACTCCTCGGCGTGCAGTCGCCGTCTACAGTGTTCGCGGGCATCGGTGGAGAGACCGCCGCGGGTATGGCTCAGGGTATATACGACAATCAGCGTGCCGTAAACGATGCGTCAGGGGCGCTGGCCGAGGGGGTACGGTCTTCCGCGGAAGCCTCGGTTGCTAACCAGCGCCTAAACGAAGTTGGTGGGCGTGTGCCGGGAGACATCGCGGGAGGCATGGACCGCGAGGGTGGAGTCGTCCAGCAGACCGCGGGCAAGGTCGCGGACATCACAAGGGCCGTGCAGCACCACTTGCACCGCATGGAGGGCGAGGGCCGCATGGCAATGTACGGACTCGCTAAGGGGATGGCGGGTGCCGCGAGTCAGGTGCAGGATGCCGCGGTCAAGATCGGAGACGTATCCGGGATGGTCCGGATGCGCATGCAGGGTATGGAATCCGCGGGGCAGGAGGCAATGGCCGGACTCGCGAGAGGCGTGATTTCTAGGTCACAGCAGATCATAGACGTATTCCAGAAACTCGCGGAATCGGCAATTAACGCGGCTCGCGCACGATTCCAGATCTCCTCCCCCTCGCAGGTCATGGACGCAATGGGCCAACAGGTCGCGCTGGGTCTGGCTCAAGGTGTAAATACCAAGGCGTACGAGGCGGCACGCGCTACACAGATGATGGCAGATCGTGCGCGACTCATAGCATCATATGAAATGCGCCGTGCCGGAATAGAGGCTGGCACTAGCTTTGCCGTGGGCGTTGCCGACGGTCGGGCAGAGGCGGAGGCGCAAGTGCGTCGGCTTGCGGAAGCGGCGCGAATAGCCATGCGCAATGCCGACCTCACAAGGCAGCAGTATTACTTGGGTCTGCAGTCGGGTCAAGGTCTTGCCGCGGGGATTTCCGAGTCCGCGGTAGAGGCTGCGTCCGCCGCAGCTAAGATGGCGTGGGAGGCATACATGTCAGCTAGAAGGGAGCTTGCCGTAAGCTCTCCGTCGGGCGCATTCAAGGAGATCGGAGAAGAGACCGGCGCTGGCATGGCGATTGGCATTGAGAACACTATAGGAGAGGTTGTAGACGCCACGGTGAACGTCATGGAGGCCGGTAAGGATGCGGCACAGGACGCGGCGGTACAGGCTATTACAGCGCATCAGGCAGAGATCGCGGCCATCGAGAACAAGATGTCGTATATGCGCGAGGAACTAGACCTCCGTCGCGCCATCGCGGAAGAGGCGCGTGCGACACGCAACCCAGAGACACCGGGAATCGGCACCACCGTATCTACCGGGATGCATACGATGAACGCCCCACCCGCGTCCACCACCCCTGCGCCCACAGAAAATGTTGCCACAAAGAAGACAAAGAGCGAACCAGAGCATATAATAATTGAATTCAGGGGAAGCGCACCGCCGGGAGGCATAACGCCCGAGCAGGTCGCGGCTATTGTAGTGAGGACAATGAAGAGTCACGATAGGGCCGGTAGGTAAGTGCCTGCCACGCAGTTACTACGTAAGTCCGATGGCAAGGTGATGGCGAATCGTCAACTCCCGAATTGGGAGGGATGGACGCTGGAATACATGCAGCCTCGGCTACGCACTACCGCAGGCGTCTCGTTGCTGCAGGAGGTCTCGGTCGGTGAGTTCGTCACCGAGACCGACTGGCGATTCGACGCGAAGCATCCTGTCATGAAACTTACACTCATGTGGGAACTCGTAATCGCATGCAAGCATCTTACGGTGTTTCGGTACTTCGACCTTGAAGGCGGGGCCTACGATGTACAGGCGTTCGCTATGGCCCAGCCCAAGCGCGATCCTAGAATACGCACCTACTCTCAGTATGACCTAAAGCTATTCTTGTTACGATTGGGCTTTGTACCTTAATGGCTATCAATCCCAAGTCTATTCCTGCAAACGTTCGTCGACGTATCGCCCGCGGGGGTGGCGTTGGCATGCGCTTTCGCAAGCCCAAATTCCATCCCGAAGCATTCCGTGCCGCCGCGACCGCGGGTACTACGGATATCTCCGCGGGTTGGAACTCCTGCGGAGCCGTGCTAGACAATGGGCAGGTATGGGGTACCGGCATAGCTGCACCGCTGGGATACGGGGAGAACGACCCCGACAAGTTTGGTTATGAGAACTACTCTTATCCGTGGCACTTCCTCGGGATAGGCAATGCCAAGATGTTTCGCATGACGCACTACGAAGTAGGGGTTGTACTCAAGAACGACGGCACGGTGTGGGTGACGGGAGAAGGCGAGGGGTTAGGCGCACTAGGGTTGGGATCTCAGGATACGACGTGGAATGAAGCGCAACAGGGATATGATTGGGTCAAGGTTCCCGGCCTAAGCGGTATCATACAAATAGCCACTGCTGAAAACCTTGTGTTTGCTCTCCGTAACGACGGCACCGTATGGGGTTGGGGCGATGCGTCAGACTATCAGATACACCCTTCTATCCTGAGCTTCAATGTGCCCACGAATGTGCACAACCTGACTGGCGTACGGTACATATCCCTTGGCGGTGAGCACGTGGGAGTAATCAAGAACGATAACACGTTGTGGATGTGGGGAAACCAGCACTACGGGGACATTGGTACAGGCGTCTCGCAGGGGGACTGGCGTCAATCTCCTTCTCAGGTGGACTCTGGCGTTAGTAAGGTGTCTTGCGGACTGTTCCATACCATGTACATAAAGACCGACGGAACCGTGTGGGGCCTCGGTGAGGGCTACATGATAGGACAGGCGAACTACAATGCTCACGAGACCCCTACACAAGTGCCTGACCTACTCGCCACCGATATATCCTGTGGCATGGAATGGTCCATGTTTATAGAACAGGGCACTGGTCAGATATGGACGTGTGGGTACAGTGGTAATGGGGTGCTGTGTCGCGTGCCCCCCGCGGTGGGAACCAACGACGTGTTCGGCAAGGCTAAGAAGGGTAACGGGGACTTTATGACGGGGGCTGGCAAGATATTTGCCGGACCGCAAATTGGCCTTGCAATAATGCCGGGGTGTGAGTTGTGGTGCTGGGGTTTGAATGATATTGGCATAGTCGACGAGAACTCAAACTATCGGGTTACACCCGCAAAAGCCATCACCAATAAGGAGGAGCAGCGCGAAACCCTGCCGGTCAACTTCATAGACGTTGACAGTACGGCTGTTGGCAGCGCCGCCATAACCTCGGACGGCAACGTGTATGCGTGGGGAGGATTCTGGACCGTGCCCTACGCCTATTTCCCCGAGGAATGGACAATGTTTCCTCATCAAATCGGCGTCGTGCCCAACGCCATACAGGTGCAGTGCACCGGGATGTACATATTTGTCCTAACATCGGATGGTACGGTGTGGTACATAAATCACGATGTCGGAGGATTCGTGCAGATATCCGGGTTCTCTGGCATTGTCAAGATATCAGCAACCCGTAATGGGTACAACTATGGGCAACTCGAAGGCAATCGAGTCTTTGGACTAAATGCCGCGGGAGAGATATACGCGTGGGGTGGCGCGTCATATGGGCAGCTTGGTATCGGCGGAGAGTACACAGACGGTCCGGGCGACACCTGGATCTGTGGACAATCCACTCCCTCAGGGGCTCTAGGTCCGCTTGGTAATCCGGGACTCAGCGGAATTGTCGACGTGAAGGCCGGGGTAACGCACTCCGTAGCAATAGACGAGAATGGGAACATATACACATGGGGTGGCAACTACACTGGCGGTCTTATTGACACCGGGTACTTGACGGACGGCGGAGTGGGTGCCAGTGTGCCTCACCTAACAAGCGTCACGGGAGTGGCTATATCCGTCGGGTCTCAAAATACCGAAGTGCTGCATGCGGACGGATCTATAACCTGCTATGGGGGCAACAGCAGCGGGGAGATGGGCGACCGTCCGTTTTCAAGCTCCGTACATAGCTTGAGATCCGGAGACCAGACACCCGGTGCTCCCGACCTACCACCCATAGACCGCTTCCTCGCGAGGGGGTTGAAAGCTATCTTTGTAATGGACACGAACGGCGACATATGGGCATGGGGGGAAATCAGGGCAGACATAGACGCAAGCGGAGTGGAGGGCAACCAATACAATCGGATATTCTCCACGCCTGTACAACTTACAAATCTGGAAGCGTTCGACCCCGACGAGGTGTCGCTGGGAACGGTGCACGGCACCGCGATAAAAGATGGCGTGCTGTATGCGTGGGGAGAGTGGGCAAGCAACGGTGGCCTCGGTGAAGAGTATGGAGTGGAGGAGAACATAGTCCCGTCACTAGGCGCACAGTACACGGACGAGGAGGACACTGTATACCTGAATATGTGTCCAATTAGTAGCTCCACCAATGGTGACAACAGCGACGCCGACGGCGGTAACGGGGGGCAGTACCCGGATGGCAGTGCCCCGGACCCCACGGACCCGAACTACAACCCATACGAGCCCCCTGCGCCCCCTCCTCCAGATGGGTCCGACCCGAACTACCCGAAACCGTTCACGCCTGATCCGGGGAACTTCCTACCCGACGGAGCCCCACCCTTCGATCCAAACAACCCGGATACATGGCCGGACGACTTCGACCCCGAGGACCCCAACTTCGATCCTCTCGATCCGAATACGTGGCCGGACGACTTTATGCCAGACGATCCGTCATTCCAAGAGCCCGTCGGACCCACCTTTGAGCCCCCCGGAGGACCCTTCGACCCGTCCTTTGAAAACCCGGACGATCCGAACTTCGGTGACTTCGGTGCCGAGTTTCCCAACGTCGAGGGGGCCTTCCCGACTGGACCTAACCAGTTCCCAATGGGGGATTTCTCTCAGCCTATGCCCGACTTCCTATATGACGACTTTGGCGACATCAACCCCGACTTCCTGCCCGGAGCGCCAGTCATGCCCATCTTCCCCGACCCATACCCTCCCGACTTTGAATTTCCCGAGATGCCCTGCTTCGGATGCGGAGAGGTCGGAGAGATCACGATACCTGAATTCCCCATAGATCCTTGCTTCGAGCTACCTCCGATGGGTGGATACGACCCCTGCGGCGGTGGTGGAGGTGATTGGGGAGGTGGCGGAGGAAGTGGCGGAGGAAGTGGCGGCGATTGGTCCGGCGGTGGCGGCGACTGGTCCGGCGGAGATTGGGGAGGCGGAGGCGATTGGGGCAGCGTGCCCGGAGACGGCGGGGGAGTGGTACCCGATCCATGGCCCGGTGGTGGAGACATAGACTACACCATTGACCCCCCGTACTCGACTGACGACACCTTTGCGGAGAAGACGTGCTATACGGACCACAGCGCACGCGCTGCCCTAGAGGAATTGACAGCCCGCGTGGGTGTCGACCCCGCGACCGTAACCTACGAGGACGAGCGTGACCGCAACTTCACGAAGTGCTTTGAGGCCGGTACGCGTGTATGGGACGCGATCTGGTGGCTGGCAGACTACCTTGGATACGTCGTCTTTGACCCCGGTGACTACAACGTCGAGATCGTGCCTCCCGAGCCTCTGGATATCTTTTGGGTCCACAGCGAGTACATAGACCTGATCGAGTTCACCCGCAACTACGATGCGATGGAGGTATATTACGGCGTCGAGGTCTATAGACCTGAGAGTGTCCGCGGTGGTGTGGTGGCAATTCCGTCCTTCGCATGGCTAGAGCCAGTCAACACGGTGTTCTCCGTCGACCCCACCAACATCCTGCGCATCCAAGCATTGCCAGACTGGACCGACCAACAATGCATAGATCATGCTAAACAGCAGGCGTCGATGATGAAGACCGGACTCAACGTCACGATTGCCACGCCCCTGAACATGCGTGCCAGATTCCGTCACCAGATAATCGTCATGAAGCCCTCCAAGAACTTCTACATGCGCTTCATGATTATGAAAACGGTGCATTCATTGAGCAATAATGGCAACCTCTCCATTCACGAATGCATGTACAAAGGCGTCCTAACCGGCGATATAGCACACCAGATGGGACTCGCGAACTCTGAGTCCGGGTACGCGAATTACTTCCTCGGCAAGCCTGCAGATTACTCGCCCGCGAATCCGTCCAATATGGGGATCGGGGGTGTGTAGTGAGGGAAATCCCCCTGCATCTCCGCCGTCGCCTCGCGGAGGCCGGACAGCCCAAGCTGAGGTTTGGTCGGCACGCCCGACGCCGTAAGGGGATAGAACAGCTACGGATCACCGCGGAAGAAGGGGAAATCCCGAGCAGCCCCACCCTCGTAGACTTTGCACTAACGTACGATGCTACTATTGTCGTCTCCGACGATGGTAAGACGTGGGGGGCTGGGTATGGACTCGCTATGGGATACTGGCAGCACGTAACCGGAGACCTCGGAGACACCAACGACACGGAGTGGTCCTACCCCTTCCACTATCTAGGTCTGGACAATGTTTTTAACATAGCAATGACCTACGATAATTCAATAGCTCTGCGTTACGATGGCACCGCGTGGGCCGTCGGTGACAATGCTGGTTGGGGAGGGAACTCTCTGGGCCTCGGGGAGGGCGTAGACGACACCATGAACCCTCCCGGTAATTGGGAACACTATGTGTGGAAGGAGATACCCAACACTCCTCAATTCACGCAGGTGGCCGCGGGCCACAACGGAGCAACCTTCATGGCAATTGACACCGACGGTCGGCTGTGGACATGGGGGGACGACTCCTACTACCAAGCTAGTTCCTCGGAGGAATTTTCCGGAATATACGTGCCAACACGCGCACACTTTCTCGACGAAATTGTTAGTGTCTCGGTCAGCTCGGAAGGCGAGTTTTTTTATGCGTTGAAGGGCAATGGCACCCTGCTGGGATGGGGAGCCGCGTTCTATGGGACCTTGGGACTAGACCCGTATGACAACGATTATGTACGTACCCCCCGAGTGATAGCCACCGATGTGCAGTCGATGTCCGCGGGCAATGAACACGGACTGTTTATCAAGAAAGATGGCACCTTGTGGGGTCTAGGGTGGGAATCCGGCTTGGGACTCAACGAAGATGGAGACGGAGAGCACTATGAACCCGTACAGGTTCCGGGCATAACGGCAAAAGCCGTGTCTTGCGGGGACGACTGGACGGCCATTATAGACGGAGATAACAATGTCCAGACTACAGGATGGAATTACGACTCGGCGCTAGGCCGCGACACTGCCAACAATTACGATTTTTCCTTTCAGCCCATAGGCATTACTGCAGTGAAGATCAAGACGGGGCCTTACCAAGGAATCGCCTTGGAGCAGGGGTGTACCTTGAAGGTATGGGGGTCCAGCGACGAACTCAACCTTGGTACTGAGGATCAGGAGTGGGGCGCAGAGGTCCAGACTCCGACCAGCCCCATTATAGACAAGAATTGGATTCAAGATCCGGCTCCCGGAGGGATTATTGACATTGATGCCGCGGGCCGCAACAACTTCACCGGCAGGTCCGTAGCATTGTATGCTAACGGAGACGTGTGGGAGTGGGGAAACTTGACGGGCAGTGACTTCGCTCACTTTGAGGGCAACGTCCCCGGCGGTGTTGCGATTGCAACCAACGAAATCGCAACGTATGTACTCAAGGACGACGGCACGGTATGGTACAAGGGCAGGCTGACCCTCTCGTCGAGCTACTGGCCTTCAGAATTCGAGCAGGTTCCCGGCACGCTGCCAGCCGCATTTGACCTGCAGGGCAACCCGGACATGGAGCTAAAGGGGGAAAAGTGGCACATGTTTTGCAAGACCGGCAGCACCCTCTACGTAATCGGGGGATCTGAGCACGGGACGCTTGGGACCGGGGGCGAGTGGGTGTCCACGGGTCAGGCGTTCCAGCAGAGGTGCTATCAGTCGGCCCTAACATGGACACAGGTAAATTTTACAAATGTGAGCAACACCGCGGTAGAGGAATTTGCTACAGGAGACGAGTCCGCCGCAGCCGTCATGGGCAATGGAGTCTTGTGCACGTGGGGGTATGGAGGATTCGGGGAGACAGTAGACGACTTCCTGAAGTCCGTACCCGACGACGCTGGAGGCGACTACGCGCCTCTAGAGTACCCCGGACCCAGCATATCTGCAGCAGCAATAGAAATGGCGGGGTACAACCTCTATACCACCGCTAGTACCCAGAATGTATTCAACTTCGGAAACAACAACCAGGGTCAGTTAGGCGAAGGTGATACGGACAACCTAGCGCACTGGAGTGAGTGGAGTAGCGTATTCGGTCAGGTGGGTCCACAGGGGGAGCCGCCATTCAACGGCGCAGAATGGGTGTGCGCCGGGTGGTCTTCAATAGTAGCCGACGGTGCCTCTGAGGTCACCGCAATCGTGGGGCGTCATGCGTGGGGCTCTAACTGGTATGGCATGCTAGGGGACCCAGACAACACCAACCTGTATGTCACCACCCCTACACATCACCCCCATCTGGAAGCCTACGACAAGCTGGCCGCGGGCCGCTATCACATGTTTGGGATCATTAATGGGGTGGCATACGCGTGGGGATACGATTGGGACACCTCGACCGTGCCTCAACCCGGCGGCGGTGCCGTACGCACGCCATCTCGTGTTATGCAAGAGCCCGTCGCGGGCAACAGCATCACCTTGAACCCCTGCCCCAACGGTAACCCGTCGGGTGGGGACAACAGTGACGCGCAACCCGGAGACAATGACCCGCAACCCGAGGGTGGCGACGGTCCTACGGGTGGCCCTACGCCGTGGTCTCAGCCTCCGGGACCCCCGACGGGCGATGATCCCGACTATCCGAAGCCCTTCACGCCTGATCCGGGGAACTTCCTGCCGGGAGGGGGGCCGAACTTCGACCCCAATAATCCGGATACATGGCCCCCGGACTTCAACCCCGAAGACCCCAACTTCGACCCTGAGAACCCGGACACATGGCCGGAGAACCCCGAGAATCCGGACTTCACTGACCCAGACTTCGACAACCCCAACGACCCGAACTTTAATAACCCTGAATTCAACAACCCGTTCGACCCCTCATTTGACCCTACAGACCCGATATTTGATCCAACCGACCCCACATTCCCTAACGTCGAGGGGAACTTCCCGACCGGGCCAAACCAGTTCCCCATGCCCGAATTTTCCACTCCCATGCCCGACGACATAGAGACCCCCGAGTTCCCCGGAGTAATGCCCGACTACCTGCCCGGAGCCGACATCGCGCCGTACTTCCCCGACCCCTTCCCTGCTGATTGGGAATACCCTGAAATGCCTTGCTTCGGATGCGGCGAAATCGGAGAGATCACCATACCCGAATTTCCGATAGACCCCTGCTTTGAGTTGCCCGCGATGGAGGGGTATGACCCCTGCGGATCTGGCAGCGGCGGAGGCAGTGGAGGCGGCGGATACGACGGTGGTGGATGGAGTGGCGGAACCGGACCCGGAAGCGGCGGAGATTGGGGTGGAGGCGGAGACATCGGGGTCCCCGGCGACGGCGGCGGAGTGATACCCGACCCGTGGCCGGACGGAACCGACATAGATGTAGTGGTCGACCCGCCGTACTCGACCGACGACACCTTCGCGGAGAAGACCTGTTACACAGATGCCAGTGCACGCGCCGTCCTGAATGAGCTAGCAGCCCGAGTGGGCGTAGACCCCGCGAATGTCACGTATGAGGACGAGCGTGACCGCAACTTCACGAAGTGCTTTGAAGCCGGGACAAGGATATGGGATGCGATCTGGTGGCTGGCGGATTATCTCGGTTACGTGGTCTTCGACCCCGGTGACTACAACATTGAGATCGTGCCTCCCGAGCCACTAGACATCTTTTGGGTGCATAATGAGTACATAGACCTGATCGAGTTTACCCGCAACTACGACGCGATGGAGGTGCACTTCGGCGTCGAGGTCTATAGGCCCGAGAGCGTACGGGGTGGCGTAGTCGCGATCCCCTCCTTTTCGTGGCTGGAGCCGGTTGATACAATGTTCTCGGTAGATCCGACGAGCATTCTGCGTATTCAGGCACTCCCGGAGTGGACCGACCAGCAATGCATAGATCACGCGAAGCAGCAGGCCGCGATGATGAAGACCGGGCTTAATGTCACCATAGCCACGCCCCTAAACATGCGTGCGAGGTTTAGACACCAGATAATCGTCGCAAAGCCGTCGAGAAACTTCTACATGAGGTTCATGATAATGAAGACCGTCCACTCCCTTAGTAGTAACGGAAACCTCAGCATACACGAATGTGTATTCAAGGGAGTCGTGGATGGCGCAGTGGCGCACCAGCAGGGTCTAGCCAACCGGGACTCCGGGTACGCGGACTACTTCCTCGGCAGGGCCGTGGCGGTGTCGCCGCCAACAATTAGCGCGATGGGGATAGGGGGAGTCTAGTGCCCGTACCACACTCACTAGCACGAATGAAGACCGGCAAGAGCCGGAGACAGGACCCCGAAGCCAACTCGACTATGATCAAGCTCGGGGGCTCGACTGAGACCGAGAAGTATTACAGCGAGGTTAAGACGGCTCCATCTGCCGCGGGACTAATAGACTTGGAATTCACCACCCTAGTGAAGAATTCTGAGAAGGTCCGCCGGCAGTCGGATGGTTTGGTATACACCAAGGGGACTAATTACACCATCAACTACGCCGCGGGTACGGTAACCAACACCAATATCCCTGCAGGCACGACGTTGGAGGTCCTGTACTTCCACGAGGACTTCGGCGGGGAGCAAGTCGGCGCTGCTCTGGACAACTACTACACCAAGGCCGAGACCTACTCCGATGCCGAGATAGACGCACTACTCGCGACTAAGTCGAGCACCACGCACAACCACGACACGCGCTACTACACCGAGGCGGAGACGGACGCGATGCTCGACCCCTTGGAAGCGAAGCTCGCAGGCCACATCATCCAAGACGGCGGAACCTCTATGAGCCAGAGGTCGAGGTTGAGGTTTAGGGACGACCACTTCAACCTGACCGACAGTGCCGTGGGCGATGTAACTATCGTCGAAGCAATCCAGCAAAGCGGCGGGCACATCATAGAAAACGAGGGCGTACCATTGACACAGCGTCCCAACATGGACTTCAGGGGTCCCGGCGTAAATGCGTGGGACGACAACTCCAGTAACCAGACGGTTATAGACATTACCGGCGGCGGTGGTGACGGTGGTGCAAGGTATGCAAGTAAGCTAAAATGGGGCATATTACATTAGGGGAGAGAGATTTCAATGGCATTTCGTGAAGGAAGCATAGCACCAACCGCGGACCCCGCGGCGGCACTGTTAGCACAGATAGAGGGGACACTAAACGATCACACCGGACAGTGGGAGTTCGTCGAAGAGGTGACGGTTGCTACCATCCCGTATCGAATATGGCGCAATCGCGGATCGGGGGTCACTAATCCAAACTCGTTTGGGTCCGACTTCTACTGCGCAATCTATCGTGGGGGTGCGCAATTTGTACGCATGAAGTGTTTTGAGGTATGGGACGCGACCAACAAGAAGGCCATACGCCCGGTCAAGGGAAGCTCATCTGCGGGGGCTCCCAACGCGAACGGGAGTTGGGGCGACGAGGTCAACGGGTACACGATAGACTCTACCAGCGTTACCTATTTCGGCCCTAACGGAGCCTTGTCCACTACCGGACTAGAGTACTACATCAGAGCCACCAAGGACCAGCTTAACGTGTATGTCAAGTTTGGAACTACGGACGATGGGGCGTCTCTGGGTCTGTTTGAGAGCCTCATGACGAGTAGTCCGTCGGAACCCTTCCCCCTCTATGCGTGGCGAGGGAACGATACTGGTATGGCTACCTCGGGTGTGTCCGGCGGTATATCAAGGATGCCTACCGTAACCCTGTCGCAGTCAAGCAACTTTCAACTAACATCCACTACGACCCCCTTGCAGCCTACCCTTGGCGGCATAAATAACACCGACGTTGACCGTCTGCACGGCGACAGCATCTTGGTGGGAAGACCGAGGATAGAGCACGGTGGCGGAGCCACCCTATACGGTCAATATCGCGGGCAAGCGTATGACTGGTACATCCTAGCTCAGAGCAGTACAGCGCGTAATGGAGACACCGTGACCCTCGGCGCTGATGTCTATGTAAGGGCTACGGGAACAGGGCCAAGCAGCGCAAGTAATATGTGGATGAAGAGAGACGCTACGTAACGCATGACAGATTTTGGGACGAAACCCACGAGGTCAGTTTCCTCCGCCATAGTGCGTGGAAGCCCCCTTCAATTCACCTACGATCCTCTGCCCGACTACCACCTAGGCACATTTGCTATGCGCACGATAGGCGGGGGCTCGGGTAACGCACCCATATATATTGATCGCACCCTCTATACAGACGCACCGCCGCCGAGCAATGGCTCGGGAGACCACGGAATAGCCGCGTTTAAGGGCGTGCTGCCGGTTGAAAACACGGAACAGACCGAGCCATACGCCGAGGTATTGTATGTCGTGCCCGCGGGATGTCGTTTATTCATCATTGAGTACGAGTTGTTCAACGATACGCCCGCTGCCGCGACCCCCAAGCTATATTTTGGGCAGTATCCCATCCATACTACCGAGATACCCTCACGAGGAGCCGTATTGCAACCGACGCGAAAGATTCTACACGCGGGACAAGAGATCCAGGGTTCGGGTCCTTCTCCGGGCGATATCGAAGAGGACACCGACCCCGGCGTGTGGTGCTGGGTTACCGCGATATTGGAGGTACCGTAGTGAGTGGTCTATACCGTAAAGGCGCGAGCAAACTACTGAATGGTGACACGAATTGGGTGACCTCTACTATTTGGGCTGCATTGGTACGGGGTACCTATGTACCAGACTACGCGAACCATGAATTTGTCAGTTCGGTGTCTCCACACTTTACCTCCAGTGCAGTAACGAACGACAAGATCCTCATGTCAGGGCGCAGTGTGGTCAACGGTGCCTTGGACGCGAATGACCTGCTCTTTCCTAGCGTACCGACTAGCGCCACTCCCGCGGAGGGCATCGTGATCTTTCGCAGGATCGGGACGGGTGCGCCCATCGACAGCACTAGCCCGATACTGATGTACCTCGACGGTAAATACCCGGTGATCGTCGCGGAGGCCGCGAGTGCCGGGGATACTACGCTGAAGGTAGACCGGCTCTCCGGTTCCCTTGCCGATGGGACCGTGTTAGACTTCGGAGGGGGAGTGACTGCGACACTCTCCGCCGCCGCGACGGTCGGGTCTCGCAGTGTGTCCGTGGACGCGCTCCCGGCCCCGGTCGCGGTCAATTCGGTCGCGATGCCTCGTGTCGTCAACTCCGGATTCCCCATGACCCTCAATGGCACGGACAAGGTGTACATATTTGACGAGGGGCCAAACCGTATTGTGAGGCTGTAATGCCCGATCCGTATACGTGGCTAAACGCGCAGGGTCAGGTAGTAATACGCACAGAGGACTCGTACGCGGCCTACGAGAATGAAGACGGGCAGGTGGTGGTCCGGCCCGCGGTTGGGCTGGTGGAGTACAACGAGGACGACCAGCCGGTAGTGTGGGTTCCCGTCGAGATAGATACGCCGGAGCAGCCCGCGATGTCCGCGGAGATGTTCGGGGAATTGGAGGGTAGTGCCGTGGTGGATCAGGAGATAGCAGCAACCGCGACTCATGACAATGAGATTGGGTCTGATATAGAGATATTTCAGGAGATCAGCGGCGAGGCCACACTGGAGCCGGGGGAATAGATGGCAAAGCAATACGTAAACGAGACGCAAACTGTACGATGGGAGATGTGGGATAGGCGCATTAGCCCGGAGAAGCCCGACCGGGAGGAGAGTCCCAACGATCCCGCGTGGCTGTCGGGTGCTCAGGTATCTGAGATCATCGTCACCGTCACTTACCCGGACAAGACGCAGGAGGTATTTACCCTGACGGATGGGGACGTAGAGCCCACCGACCGGCCCGGAGAGTGGAGATTCCGCATTTTGCTCGACAAGGGCAAGGGCAAGTACCTCATAGATATTGAGGGTAGAACGTCCGACGACTACCGTCCAGTGGACCTCGTGCTCATAACCGCGGAAGCAAGGAAGGCGTAATGACCGAGGGGAAGGTAATAGCGCGTGCCGGCAACTTCGACGACATGCCTATCTATGCATTGGCAGACGGAACTCGTGGTAAACTGTATCAGGGTAACGTTGCGCCCGACCCCTCGCAAGTAAACTTCTGGATTGACGATGGGGTGGGCCTTACCCTCAAGGTGTGGACGGGCTCCGCATGGGAAGCGGTAGCCGAGGGGGAAGGCGGAGGCGGAGGAGACGCGGAATACCTGCACGAGCAGGGTGCTGCATCTGCCACATGGACCGTCAATCACAATCTAGGTAAATATCCCGCGGTAACTGTAATGGATTCGTCGGGGAAAAAGGTGGAGGGACGGGTTGTATTCAACAGTTCCAACCAATTGACGTTGTACTTTAGCGCACCATTTAGCGGTACCGCGTCCTGTAACTAGGGGAAAGGGATCATGACAGAGTTTCTTTATAATGTAGAGTTCAACAAGCATCAGGCGCTAAACTTGGTTCTCCAGCTTATCGCGGGAAACCACGGCACGCCTACGGAGGGGTCGATCTGGTGGGACTCCTCGGCCAACGCGGTCAAGGTGTATGACGGGAGCACCGTTATAACACTTGGCACCGCGGGAGGCGGCGGGGATGCGGAGACCTTGGACGGTCAGGACGGCACGTACTATCTGGCGCGAGCCAACCATACGGGATCACAGCTTGCCGCGACCATCTCGGACTTCGCGACGGCAGTACTAGCGCAGAAATGGTCGGACATGGCTGACCCCACGGCTAGTGTTGACCTTAACTCACAGAAGATTGTCAACCTCGCAAACGGCACGGCAAATACGGACGCCGCGGCGTTCGGACAGATTGCTACAGCCGTCGCGAACTTGGCCTCGGAAAGCTATGTAGACACCGCGATATCGAACCTCGTGGATTCGTCTCCCGGCACCCTCGATACACTAAACGAGTTAGCCGCGGCCCTAGGGGACGATGCCAACTTCTCCACCACCATCACGAACCTGATAAACGCGAGGGCCAAGAAGTTTGCCTCAAATGTGGGCAACGGGTCCGCGACCCAGATAGACATCACCCACAACTTCGGATCTAGGGATGTCGGGGTAGAGGTGTACTACAACTCTACCCCGTGGGCCTCGGCCCAGCCGGGAGTCCGTCGACCGGACACGAACACAGTGCGCCTGATGTATGGCACGGCTCCCACTACGGACCAGTTTCGCGTTGTAATACTAGGCGGATAAATGGGTGATCACGACTTCTTTGGTCCAGATCGTCCTACGCACAACGGGGTCAACCTAAGTAAGGCTGGCGAAGCACCCGCTTCCCACGCTTCGTCGCACCAGCCGGGAGGGGGAGACGCAATGGCCGTGGACGCGGCTGCAGCCACCGGCTCCCTTCGCACTCTCGGTACTGGTGCTCAACAGGCCGCGGCGGGGAACGATTCTAGGCTGTCAGACGCGAGAACGCCCACTAGCCACGGATCTAGCCACGGATGGGGAGGCGCAGATCCGGTACGCCCCTCGGTACGAGCCCTGCAGACCATTGCGGCCTCGGGAGCCATAGCGGTAGGAACCGACGGCGTAATACTTGTCACAGCCACCGCAGACAGGACCGGCGTAACAGTTGACGCGGGGGGATTTGACGGTCAATTCATACACGTGGTCAACCGTTCTGCCTTCACCCTTTCCCTGAACGCAACCGAGGCTACCAGTCGAGTAGTTGGCGGAGGGCAGTTCTCCCCCAACAGCCGAGCCCTTCTAGTGTGGGACGCGAACTATGGCGGGGCAGGAGTCGGCAGATGGGTACGCCTCCCCTCTGACGCGGCGGCAGCAATACCCTCGTTCCGTACCCTCGGCACCGGGGCGCAGCAGGCCGCGGCAGGAAACGATTCTAGGCTATCAGACGCGAGGGCACCCACTACCCGAGAGTGGAATGCAACGTTTTTCTATGGAGGCAACCTCGCAACGCAAGTCGGAGTGGGTGGGGAGCACCTGCCCAACAGCGGTACGCCCACTATCACAGAGGTGTCTATCTACTGTGATACCAAGCCGACCACTCAAAATGTGATTGTGGATATAAACTCGGTCAACCTGAGCACGGGGGCAAAGACTACTCTGTACACTACGCAGGGCAATCGACCGGCTATAACTCCCGCGGGAAACTATCGCGTGAACGCTGCCCTGCCGGACATTACGCAGCCGGGGGTAGGGTCGATAATCACCTGTGACATAGACCAAGTAGGGACCGGCACGACGGGTGCCAATCTCACCGTGAAGGTGAGGGGAACCTACTAAACCAAACACATATACCAAAGAAAGGTGCAACATGTTCAACATAGTACTGTTGATTTCCGACGATGATCCCAAGAAGTACACCCACCATCGCGACGTCATGCCCAAGAAGTTTCATCACATGGTGGACGGCGGCATAGACTACGATAACGGGTTTTGCTCGACCCCTCTGTGCACACCGACGCGATGGACGATGATCTGTGGCAAACACCAGCACACCCACCGGGTTACAGTCAACACGGACACCGGATACTCTGCAGGAAAGAGTAAGGGGCTACTGCTCGACACTCCCGCCACTCGGTTGCAGTCGATGGGGTATCGAGTGGGATACTTTGGCAAGATCCAAAACGGTTACTTCAACATGCCCTTGGACCTGCCCCCCGGCTACGATCAGAGTGCATGGTTCGTGCATGCAAACAAGATTGTCGACACCGAGCCGTCTCACACCTTTAATGAGTTTGGCACAGTTAGGACCTTCGCCCAGCCGCCTCACTATAGCTCTGAGCTTATCACTAGCAGGGTGGAGTCGTTTCTTAATCAGCAGTCAACCCGGCCCGAGCCCTTCTTTATCACGGCTTCGTACCTAAGCCCTCACAGCCCGTACAAGCCGGAGCCCGAGTACGAACACCTGCATGATGATACTCCCTTAGCCATCACCCCCAACATGACGGGGATGAGCCCCGCGGAGAGGGAGGCCCAGCAGCAGGTACAAGAAGGGAAGCTGGAGGAGGTGCAGGAGTTGGATGAGGCTATCGACCGCATCTACACCAGTCTGGCGGCTAATGGACAACTGGAGAACACCTACGTAATACACGTTGCCGACAACGGCTATCTGCTAGGCGAGCACGACCAGTACCAGAAAGATAAGTGGTGGAACGAAACCGTAAAGATTCCGTTTACCGCGACGGGTCCCACGATTCCCGCGGGAGTCAAGAGCCCTGCCCTAGTCTCCCACATAGACATACCTACGACCATTGCAGACCTCGCAGGGGCCTCGTGGTCCGATTGGGACGGGCGCAGCCTAGTGCCCACCTTCTCGGGTGTTGTACCTACTGATTGGCGCACCAAGGTGTTAATTGAATCTACGGGATCAGGCTGGAAAATGCTCCGTACAATGGACTACCAAACCAACGAAGCGTACGCCTACATTCAGCGCTCCAATAAAACTGAGCCCATTCTGATCTTTGATATAGGCGGGGACGACGCGGACCCCTACGAGTTGACCAACATTGTCAATACTGCAGAGGGCCAGCAGGTTAAGTCCTGGCTCCAGCCCATACTGAACTCGATGGTTACATGCCGCGGAAACACCTGCCGCGTCACAGAGGCGTAATGCCGTCCCTCCGGACATCCAACAAGGGGTCTAACGCCTCCTCTACTACCCAAGCTGTCAGCGTACCGGGTGCACAAGAGGGGGACTGGATTGTCGCCTTCCTGATACTGGACAGCGCTGCTCTTGTCACAGTGCAACCGACGGGATGGGCCTCAGTACGAGCGCAGAACGTCGGCAACAACAACTTTTACGCACTGTGGGGTAAAGCTGGGGCCGGAGAGACCAGTTGGAGCTTTACCATTAGCGCTGCCACTGTAGGTAATTGGGTCGCGGGGGCCTTTCAAAACTGCCACGTGACACGAGCCATTGCAAACTTTAGGCCCAAAACGGGAAATGCAAACAGCACAACGGCCACAGCACCCGGCACGTACAGCTACGCGGCAAATTCGCTTCTCGTACGGGGATGGGCGTGCAACTCAGTTAACGCTATGGGCGACCCCGCGACGGGCACGGTGCATCAGGAGCAGAATGGTGCCGTGAGGTCCTGCCAGATAGCTTCTGAGAACCTAGCCTCCGAGGGGCTGTGTGGAGACTCCAGTATAACCATCACTTCATCTGCATGGTCCGCGTTTACGGTCATACTGCATCCCGACACCGAAGCCGAGACAATAGATCGCAAGTGGTTGGCTACCCCATTAGTAGAGTCGGGAGTAAACAACCACCATTCGACGTCTGACGACAGTCCGATAGACTCGGCGGGAGGAGGGACCGGATTTAACTACGGCAACAGCACGCCGGTTCCCAGATACGCTCTAATGGACTCTAACTTCATCATCCCTCGTGCCTCCTTCGTAACTACGATACCCTCATCCTTGCCTGACGCGGCTCGTGGAGACTGCATCGTGGTGGGTCCACTGAGTAAGACGTTGCCCGCGGGTAAGCCTTGGCACTTCCTATGGCACGGCAAGGGGACCGCCGCGTCAGCCGGAGCCCACTCGATCAGAGTGCGCTTTTTCAGAAGTGCAAGCGCAACCGGGTCCAGCCCCACACAGATAGGGTCCGACGTGGTCAGCGACCAAGTAACGTGGCCCGCTGCACAGACGAACGGGGACACTCACCTCTCGGCAATACTCACGCCTGCTAGTGACGTCGTATTTGCCAACGAATATCTGTTAATACAGATTATTTGGCAAACGGTCACCGCGGGAACAGCAACCGGCCACAACACCAATATGCGTACCAGCACTACGTCTCTGACCCTACCCCCAATCGCCTCAGGCACTCCTCCTGCCGCGGAAGGCATCGATCTGGTGGGAATGGTTGGTATTCGCGGCGAGGCGTAGTTTTAAGTTTTATTAAATGGTAGACTGCCTGATAACCGAGGGGGCGCAAGTGGGACTTCTAATCCAAGTATCATCCGGAGGCTTTACAATCCCTCCGCAGTGGTTGATTACCACGCTGGTTTTGCCTATACTGTCGGCCATCGCCGCTTTGTTCTGGCTGCTCAATAAAGAGAAGGACAAGCGCATAGAAGATCGCGACAAGACGATAGATAGCCAGAATAGTCGCATTTCCAGCTTGGAAACGACGGTGGCGCAGTATCGTGACTCGATCATACCCGCTATCCAAGCGGGACAGAGGGCTACAGTGGAGTTGGCCGATCTTTATGTCAGAAGACTGAGCAAGGGAGGCCCAGAGTGACGATAGTTATATTTCAAATCATTGCGATTTTGGTCTTCGGAATGTCTATAGGAGGGGGGGTATGGTATCTGTTCTGCAAAGAAGACCGTGCATTCGAGACCTTTGAGGTAGAGGGCGATCTAAGCGAGAGAGACCTAGAAGCAATACGCAAAGAGACTAACAACGTAAAAACCAGCGCCGAGAGGATTGAGCAGCACGTCCTCCGCATAAGGGAAATAGCCTTGGCGAAGGAGGCGTCAATTAAAGATAAGAAGGGATCGTAGTGACTGCAACAGATTATCTCGCGTATACATGGACAGGCATAGGATTCCTACTCCTGATACTTTCTGTCATAATCCCCTTGCTAGCATGGGAAGAGTGGCAAGTAAACCTTGCTGAGAGGGCTGGACTATTAGCGGACATGCCCACGGAGTCCGAGAAAATACTAAGTGATAGCTCTATATTCCTGTCCTTTCGCTTGTTCATTATGTCCGTGGTCTTTGTTCCTATGGATCTGGTTATTACCTCCGCGGGACTGATCGCGATTATGATCCCTCCCACTACCGAGTCGGGAGAGGACCGTGCCATATTTATATCTTCTCTACTCATAAGTACCGAGATGCTTATGGGCGCGATCCAGATTCTACTGTTCGTGATACTTTTGGGGATACGAAACTATCGTCGACGGTGGTACATGTACATAGCGAGGCAAAGAGAACGAAGGAACGGCTCTTAGTTACAATAAAAGCAAAGGTTGGTACAATACCATTATGAGTAAACGTGGACGTAAAGGATTGGGAGCGAAGTACGTTGTAGATGAGCGTGCTCTAAACTATCTCATGGCCGCGGAGTTCCCCGCGACCGCCACTATACAGACGTCACCATTCTACGATCCCGGACCCACTCTGAATCAGGGTCAGGAGGGGGCCTGTGTGCTCTTTGCATGGGCGCACAAGATCAACGCGGGGCCTCGCGTGCCCGCGACGCTCCTGACCGACGAGGACGCCTTCCGCTTCTATCCCGAGGCGCAAGCGATAGACGAGTTTGCCGACACGCCCCCAGAAGAGGGGACCAGTAATCAGGCGGGCGCGAAGATCTATCGCGGCTATGGATACATCGAGAGATTCGTGTGGGCAAGAACACTCGACGACGTAAAGCTCTGGATGAGAATGAACAAGGGGCCAGTGGTCATGACGATGCGCTGGTTCGACGGGATGTACGAGCCGGATCGGTACAACTTCATTTACCCCACCGGACCTCTCGTTGGAGGACATGCGATACTTTGCATAGGATTCTACGTACTCCATGACGGAAACACTATCTGGATATTCCAGAACTCGTGGGGAACGGACTACGGGGACGGCGGCATCGTGTACATGCATGATCGCACCATGCGGGAACTCTCCTATCTCTCTGGATGGACAGGCTGCTCCTCAACGGAGCCCAAGGCTGCGTAGCAGTGGTTACCAAGCGCCAGAAGCGCGTACTACGTCGCCAGCAGCGCAAGCGCAACCTGAAACAGCGCAGAAATAGACAGCGCAAGCAGCAGGAAGACACGCACGCGGCGCTGCGGCGTCGGGCCGTGATCTTGCAGCCCGGTGTGGGTAAGGACGGGTCGACCGCGGGTCCGTATGTAAAGGCGCACCCCACGAACTACAACTGGCGACCCCCGGACGTCGAGAGCTATCTGCACCAACTGGTGAACCTGCCTCAATTCAAGGGCAAGATATGGGCAAACACGTACTTCCAACACCCGCCGGAGTGGAACAGGGATATGACCTCCTACGACATATGGGGGTTTGGGGGGCGTGGAGATCCACTGCCCCTAGATGTAGGTGCCGCGGTGTGGTCGCATATCTTCAACGATGAGAGCCCCCCGGACATCTGGTGGGCGATATACCGGGGTCGCATGTGGGTGCGTAACCCGGTGACGTTCCAGACGTGGTGGGAGGGCTCGCCGCCGGGACCCGCGGGGTCTGACGCGAGGCATGACTACCATATACACATCACTGTGCTCGATTGGGCTGCACAGGTCAGGCTGAGGGAGTGGTAATGCGAGGCGGATCGAGACTAGAGTTCGGCGTAAGGGATTCTGCCAAGGTGCAGATAATTGACCGCTACTTTGCCAATCACTACGACTGGCTAGGTCCATATGAGCCTATCGGCAGCATCCTAGTCAGCGAGGTACGGCAGTTTAATAGCAAGCGTATCAATGTAGCCCGGATCGCGGCCCTCGCGGAAAAGGAGAGTGGGGCTAGGAACATCTTTGGATGCGATTGGGGACCCTCGTGGACCGAGGAGCCCCCGTATTGCCGCGTGCCGGTGACCCAGGACCGGGTGGTTGCTCTGCTTCTTAATATCGAGGAAGGTGGGGGACAGAACGGCGTCGGAGTCCCACAGCTTACGATGAAGGACTTCGTAATCGAGGCGAACCGTGAAGGTGGGGCACACGTTGTTCGTTACCAACTGCGCGTCGCGATCAGATTCCTCGACAGCCTCTTGTCGCGGTATGACTACCTAAACGCTATCGAGGCGTACAACGATGGCAATGGACGGTCGAACAACCCGGACAACCCCTATGATGTAGACTTCGCTCGGCTAGAGCGACATTGGAAAAACCGTCTTAGTCGGGTCACGGCTCCCGACGCACCAACTAAAGATGTAATGGCCGTGATAGGTCAGCAGAGAGGAGGTAAGCAATGAATATGAGGAAGATCAAGAAACTGCTCAAGCAGTATCCTATTCCGGTTAGTCAGGCTATTGCCGCGGCGATCAACGCGGGGGTAATCGCGCTGACGGGCGTGGACAACGCACTCACCGAGGAGCAACTTGCGACCCTAGTAGTGGTCGTGCAGGTGCTCGCGGGGCTAACGGCACAGCGTTACACGCGCTCCAAGGCATCCCTCGGGATAAAGCCCGGACGCAAGGGGGATCGTTTTGATGCCTAATGCGGGAGACCCCGGTCTCAGGAGAGGGAAGGGTGGCGGAGACTTCGCCCCTTTCCTCAAGACCGTGCAAGATGCGGACGCCCCCAAGCTGAGTAAGATGCTAGAGAACATGGACGAAGAGGACCGCGATGCGCTGGAAAAAGAGATTAATCGTATCATGCTTAAAAACCTCGAAGGGGCGATGGCTCGTGCGTTCCTTCGTGGTCTGGAGCGCGAAAAGAGCACTTCGTTCATGGACATCCCGGTAGTCATAGACTACTCTATGGCACCCAACACCTTCCGGCTATCCGATCCTCGTGTTCCGTCCTACAGAGAGCAGCGCCGAGAGCTAAGGGACATGCTGGACACGCTGATCTACAATCCACAGTCTATCGTTAAAGGAAATTTCAACTAGAGAATCGTCAATAGTTGAGGTATAATACTCCCGACGTGTAAGCGGTATACGGGAGGTCCGAGTGGCAAGCGCACAGTGGTGGTATAGCCACGATGCACACCGGAGGGATCTAAAGCGATTCCAAAGTAGACTCACTAGCGCAAACACCGAACTACAGAAAATACAAGCAGCCCTCTATGACTGGCGGGAACTGTCCATCGTGGCAGCAGAAGCCATTCACGAGGGCTTTGTGCGTGAGGAGGAGAAGCGCCCACGCAAGGTCAAGTACGTCAAAGACGAGGGTCCCGATTGGGTGTGTCATGCACCTATAGCCGATCCCCACATAGGCAAGTACGTGTGGGGCAAGGAGGGGTGGGGAGAGGACTACGACACCCACATCGCGTGTCAGCGCATACGTGAGACCGCGGACGATGTAGCCGCGTGGATCTTGCGCCAGCCCGGACACTGCCGGAAGATCTACGCTACAAATATCGGGGACTTCTGGCACGCGATTGACGGGCAGACGCAGTCGGGCACGCAACTTCACCAAGATACGCGGGCCAAGAAGGTCATAGAGGAGGGTTCCGCGGCGGAGAAGTATCGCATAGACAGGCTCCGGGAGGTCTGTGACGAGGTGGAGATAGAGTTCACCGAGGGCAACCACGATCACATCTTTCTCCACCTGACTTATAGAGAAGTAGACGCATGGTATAGAAACGTTCCCGGCGTCACTGTCAACGTCCGCAACGATCAGAAAGTGTGGTTCAAGGAGGGGAAGTGCATGCACTTCTTTGACCACGGCAAGGGAATCAACTCCCTAAGCAGCCCCTCGGCCCATGAGAAGAGTCGTACGGCTGTCAGTATGGTTGCCAGCGTGGAGGATCGCGCCTTCGTCGAGCACTACTACTACTACATCGGGCATCTTCACCACCGCGAGGTCTCCGAGGCCGCGGAGATGGAATTAATACGGCTCCCAGCCATCGCGGAGGGCGACGACTACGAGGAGGAACTACGGGTTGCCAGCCGCGTCGGGTCGGTCGCGTACCGGCTGGACGAGGACGGGTACATAGAGGACCAGCACAATGTACGGTTCAAAAGTGGGTCTTGAAATCTAAGGAGGGGGAGAGTAGTATGGGTGGGCCGGAGAGTCAACGGCAGGAGTTGAAAAATCCGCGAGAAAAAAAATCCTGGGTTTCCTGTCGCCTGATCTTCCCGATACCGACAGTGGCTCTCCGGCTTGAACTTGATATTATCGGCGGCTCCATCTCAATGTTGCCGCCGCAATACGTTGGTAGGGCCGGTCATGAGTCAGCGGACGTAGGGGCCGCGATCATTCGCGGTTGTGCCCGAGGGACCGGCATTAATCTAGGGGGGCGTGGCGCATGAGAAAGAGGCGTAACGCCCCCATTCTTGAATACACGTACAGGGTCTGTAAGCACCACGGACTCACTACCTATCAGCGCACACCGGCTCTCGCCAATCCACGTTGGAAGTGCTCCAAGTGCATCAAGCACTGGAACTCGGGGGAGTATCGGCTTCGTGCTAATCTCAAACATAAGTACAACATGACCTTAGAAGAACGCGACGAGATCGTGGCAAACCAAGGCAGCATATGCCCGATCTGTAGCGTAGAACTCGACAATAATAATATGCGTGTGGACCACTGCCACGATACGGATATTGTGAGAGGGGTTCTCTGCAACAGTTGCAACACCGGCATAGGGCTCATGAAGGATAATAGACAAAACCTCGCGAGGGCTATAGAATACCTTGGCAGAAACTTTGCGGCGGGTGCGTCATGATCGGTTTGCTTTAGGGTAGGGGCGCATTGGAGGCGTGTTGCGGGCGATCCCTCCACAATGAAATATTGCGGTGTAGCTCAACAGGCAGAGCAGCGCCCTGTTAAGGCGAAGGTTGTAGGTTCGATTCCTACCGTCGCAGCACGAGTCTCCACTGTGGGACGGGTTGCGGGACATCCGACGGTTCCTGTAAATACGCGGTACGTATGGTGGGAGGCCGCGGTTGGGCGAGGTCACGCGAGGTGAAGAGGAGTGGCCCAAGTCGGATAGCAGAGGGGTGAGTCCGGCCTAAATTGGGACGGGTGCCGTGCCCTTGGCCGTAAAACGGAAGGGTGGACATAGCGGGGTACCCACGCCGGGAAGCGAGGGCGCGTCCGGCACATTGCGGGCAGGAGAAATGGTAACTCGCCGGTTTCATACGCCGGAGATATTGGGTTCGATTCCCAAGCCCGCGACGTAGGGTGTGGACCGGGTGGAGAGGCGTGGGGTTCGACTCCCCGTATGGAGTCCTCTTCAGGGCGTAGGTGTGTTACGAGGGAGCCTGCGCCGTATCATGTGTTATCATGGGCCTATGGACATCACCACAGGAAACTCACATCGACCACGACCTAGCGATATACGTTCAGAGTAATCGCTGGGTATAAGTCGCGGGGTGTGACTCCGGGTTCGGAACTCGGAAATGGTGGGTTCGACCCCCACATACCCAACTAGGAATCTAATGACTTCTGTAGAATTCTATCTGTGCATAACGGGTACTATCACTGCGCTGGGTACCCTGTTTGCCATGCGCCAAAGACACAAGACGTGGAAAGAGTCACGCAAGCAGCGTAAAATGAATGAAAAGCAACTGTCCGAACAAGGGAGGAATGAATGAGGAAAGTAATGCTAATAGCCCTGATGATCGCGGTGGTCGCGGTCTTCTCGATGGGCGCTTCGCGTACGGTCAACGTGCCCTGCGGGTCGAACCTCGCGAATGTGGTGAATAACGACGCCAAGGACATCGGCACCACATTCAAGCTCGGGTCCTGTACGTACAATACTTCCGCGACCATCGCGCCCCGCAAGGGAGACGAACTCGTGGGGGTACCCGGCACCGTGTCTAACCGTCCGGTCGCCGGCACCAATCCGGAGAACATCACTAGCATCGTCAACGGCACTAACAACGTCGATCAGGTGATCAAGCCAAAGGAGGGTCCCTATGCGCAAAATTGGGTGCAAGTACAGGGGGCTAACTTTGATGGGTCCGCGGGCAGTGGTGCAGGATTAGCTCTAGGCTCCGCGGGACAGAACACCGTGGTCCGTAACTCTCGGTTCACGAACAATGAAGCTATGGGCGTAAGTAACGCCAATGGCAAGTTCTTTGACGTCGAGTTCGACAACAACGGTTCCGCCGCGGCCCTCGGCTTCACGTCCTCGGGTATCAAGTCGATCAATGTGATCGAGGTGTCCGGTGGATGGGCGCACGACAATGAGGGCAACGGCATATGGGGAGACGTGCGCTGCACACCAAGTTCCACCCATCCTAACGGGTTCTGGATTCATAACGTCGACGTAGAAGGCAACACACGCGGCGGTGTGCGCTATGAGAACTGCAGCGGCGGGGCTCTGATCGAGGATAACTACATACATGGCAACTCGACCGAGGCTACCCGCGGAGGCGTCAGTATACGCGACTCTCAGAACGCGCTGGTGCAGGGCAACGTGTTTGACAACAACGCCAAGAACCTCGCGGGGATTGCGTCAGACTCGGGCCGGTCGGATCGCGTAAACCTGTCTAACATAGACGTGGTGAACAATGACTTCAACGGGGAGACGTTCAAGGGCTGCGAACTGCCCGATAACATAGTGCGCTGCGCTAATAACCAGTAAGGGGTGTAATGGGTCCGATAATTCGACCGGAGGACACCACACTCTAGAGTGTGATATACTCTGTATGCGCAAAGGTGAGGACACATAATCAGTCCCACGGCTGAGGCCCCTCTGGTTGAGGGGCTTTTGGCTATCCTATGGTATAATACTATCGTTCAGCGTAGGAGTTCTTCTCCTGCATAAGCCCCCGAGTGAGGCCGGGGGCTTTTCTTGTGGTATAATGTGATCAGCCAAGTAACCGGGTAGGCCCCTTCCACCGGGGGCCTTTCCTATTCCTTGACGTATTCCATTGACTTAGCATAGAATGCAAGGCGGAAGGGAAAGGAGGGGTGTCGTCTCCTCGCTTTCCGGACATCTGTCCGGTTGCCGTAGCGTCCTGCTACGGCGCACCCGATCTCTCTCGGGCTCTCTCGCGCCCCTCAACCTTCGATAGCACCTACAAGCGGTGCTATGCCTCACCGTCCTTTGCCGCGGCTTCTTCGACCTGCCGGTCGAGCATGTTGCCCGCGTGTACGGCTTCCTTCATAGTAAGATCCGCGACGTAGTCCTTGCCGTATCTCTGCGCGACCCTAGTGGGGCCACCCTGTCCGAGAACGTCGAGAGACTTGAGTATCAGATCCTCAGCCTGCTGTCCGCTTATCTTTCCAGACCCTAGATCCGGGTCGCCACCGTCGTTGATCGCCTCCCGGTACACGCGCCCCTTAGCCCTAGTCTCCGCCATGCGGATATAGTGTGGCTTGATGCTCCCACTCTTGATGCTGTCTGAGTTCGCGTCTCCGAGGGCATTAAACTCTCTGCCATCGGACAGCACGATAGTGGCCTTCACCACCGCGGTCCACCCATTGTCCTCATTGGGAAACTGCACCACATTGCTGTCAGTCTTTGAGATCCCCAGCTTATGTACCTGATCTAGTGCCGCCTCGTACCCTGTGTAGTTCTCTAGGTTAAAACCTGCCATGTTAGTCTCCCAACTTCACTATGCTGACCACCAGTGCTAGCCCTGCCCCTGTATACAAGACGCCCCACCACACACCCCACCACGTCGAGGCGTCTGAGGATACTTCAACCCCATGAAAGGCAAGGTGTATGCCAGCGCCCATTATGGAAAGAGTGAAGATTATCACTACTAACACATAGAATACTACGCGGAAGGCATGAGCCACGGACTTGAGTGCGTTGCCCGGAGAGGCTAGAGCCAAGTCACTGTTATCCTCGCCCGCTTCCCCTTCTTGTCCTTCGCCTTTCTTGCTGCGACCGAAGAGACCTGAGAATCCTTTAGGTAGCATATACCCTCCATGCCATCGAGTGTTGCCTTGAACACGTTGTCTATGTCAACCTTCTGATTATACGCTACTATTGACACTTTTACATCTCCCCTACGAGAGACAAATCCCTTCTGGACCATGGCCTCGTTCGCAAGTTCCCCGATCTTGGTCTCGTAGGTCTTGATCTTCGCCCACGCATCCTTCGCCTTCTTGGAGTACCCGAATCGGTAGTTTGATTTGGAAGCTATATCCCCAACGTACCAGAATGTGATCTGACGACTCACATATGCATTCTACACCTATTATGGCTTGTTTGTGGGTTTTGACGGTCGACCCCTCGCGTATAGTCGATCTAACAGGTGGTGCATAATTCTTTCAGATAGGCTGTATTTGCCGTCTCGGAAGATGTCCTCTCCACTGAGATCCGACCAGTCATTATGCTTGCTACGCAGTTCCGTGAGCATGCGGGCCATGTAGTTGTGCCGAGCCATGTCCATGCGCGTGTATTCGCGCCATACCAGGCCCACCACAACGAACCCACCCGCAGCACCCCCGAGAGCCGCTGCGGACAGAACCATCCATCCGGGAATCAGTAACTCCATTGTCTACCTCGATGTGTATTTGTTATCTGAACGCACACGAGTAAGTGGGCCGTCCCCGCATACTATGCAGAAGAATCCTTCGCGCCCATTTTCATGCTCCGCGTACGCTACGTCCGCATGGATGATCAGGACCTCGTGCTCACCGCCTCCGCTGATCTTCCTCCTGACCTCCGGCGTTGCTGCTCGGTCGCGATTGCACTCAATCTTCCGAACTCTCCCCGTCATTCTCTTCTCCTCCAACTGGTGTGATGTACACATACGCGGTGCCACTCGGCTGTCGCGCCGTATGGTCAAATACCCGGTGTTCCACCGCAGTTACCCTAGCTCTTAGATACGGACTGATTCCAAATCCCTCGCGCCCCCAGCCATTCACAATTACGTACTCTCCCTCACGGGGCAGCACCACCATGTTAGCTTCAGCCAAGATTGAACCGCCGCCGCCGTGTAGAAACGAGTTGGAGTGATAGAAGAGGACCTGTACGTAGCTCTCCACTAGTTGCCGCCTACGGTGATCTCGATCTCCCCCGCGGAGTTCACGCGCTGCCGTATCTCTTCCGCGTGGAACGTCAACACCAGCTTGTCGAGGAACGGATCGTCTTCGACGTGGAGCGCCCTGCCCGAGGGGTGGATACGAGAGGAGTATATCGTGGCATTCGTGGCCTCCTGCACCACCATGGTCACTCCCTCTTTATTCTTCGCACGCACCCTCACGAGGATTCCTCCAAGTCTACATAGTTCTCGTCGGTCTTCACCACGCCCTCCAGCACTAGAAACTCGAATGACTTGTGCTTTAGTATACCTATCTTCTTTCCCTTCTCCCAACGGACACATACGCCTTCGCGTATGTGAGTCCTGTCGAGTGTCGAGGGTCCCTCGGCCAGTTGTTCCGCATGTTCCATAAGGGCTTCCGTTCTCCAGTGGTGCTTGTGTGCCGCCAGTTCTGGCACATGCGGGACGCCCAACTCCTCGCACCGTCCCTTCACCTGTTCCCACGATAGGTCGAGCACGATGCCCTGCGCATTCTGCTGCGTGATGCGGTAGACGTAGATCTCCGATCCACCCATCGCACGAGGGGCTGCAGGACTGTCCGCTTCCCAATTGCCGTACGTGTACCACATAGTGTCGCCGTACATCTCGGGAAACCGGCCCTTGACGCTTTCGGCAACCTTCTGATCAGGAGAAGACACCCAATGGTCTCTTAGCGCCTTGGTGCTGACCGCGGGCATGATCGGCGCGACGTTCGCGTCCCACGCCCGGAAGGGGTCTTCGGGCACTCCTGAGATAGGCCCGGTAAACCCGACAACCTCGTAGTACACCGTCTCTCCAAGGTGCAGCTTGTCCTTAATGCGGTCATGGTGCCGATACCGAAACCCCTCAGATCCGTAGTAGCTCTTGCCCTCGTACCGACCGAGGACTACGTTGCGCGTGCCTAGCAGGTGTTCGTCTTGCGTTGGGGGTGCAAAAGGAATGCGGCTCAACCACAACCCGAGCCTCTGCAACCACGGCAGCTTGTGGTCAGACTCGACCGTGAGGTATGCGCTGCGCTGAGACGTGCCATGTAACTTCTCCGTGAAGTACAGCAACGCCCCCTCGGGTATGTAGTCTATCTCCCTCTTCAACTGATCCGTGTCGAAGTGCTTGTGGAAATTCGGTAGCTCACGTCGAGCCGCCTGCTGTTTGTTGGCCTGAGCCCTGCGCGTCGCGGGGGTGACGTACTTCTGACATAGGGACATGCCAAGGTACTCGTCGAGTTCCTTGCCCTCGGGTAGATCCTTCCGCCAGTCCCGCAGTCCCGCCATCTTGTAAATGCTCTCCAGACCCGTCCAGAACGCCTCTGACTTCTCTCCGCGAAACTTCTGAGCCCTGACCCTACGGTTCTTGTCAAAGAACCCCTTCATCTTCTCCCCGGTCTCGGGGTGCCTTGCATACAATTCATTCGCAAGGCAGAACTCGTGGGACAACTGACCGTCCGGAGGGAACAGGACTCCGAGGGTCCCGTCCTCTACATCCTTGCCCACGATTACCTGATAGCCGCGGCACTCCCCAAGCTGGATGCGATCCGCGTTGGGGTGTGGACGGGTGTAGACTCGCGCTATGATCGCCTTATACGCCAAGACTAGTGACCCCGAGACCTGCCCCCAGGACCCTCCGCCTCGTTCTCTATCCCCTCAGGACGAGCTTCAAGCCCCCGTATCGCGGTGCCGTCGCCGTCAAAGCTAACCGGCGGGGACGCTCCCGCGAAGGTCTCGGGTCCATCAGGCTGCGCCGGTAGGTCTTGCGGCGATATATCCTCGTCGGGCTGCTCGTCATTCCATGCGAGCATGGCGTACACCGCTACGTCTACCCACTTACCGGCTCCCGCGGCTTGAGATATCAGAGCCTCAAAGTCGTAGTCCGTTTCCGGATCGTCCCATCCCTTCTTTCCCTCCTCGACCTTCTGGTGCAGCCTGCCCTTCAACTGCTCCCCGGTGAACACGTCCACGAGGTTGTCCAGCGCGAACATCTCCTTGTAGTCGTCATACTCCGGGCCTAGCCCCTCAGCCCACACGCCCTGATTCTCGAGTTTTTCCTTGCTAACCCTCATGCTACGTCCCTTCTGTTGTGAAGCGCCCTGTACGCTTCAAGTCCCATATCTCACGCGCAAACATTTGCGCTTCCCACGGTCCACTCAGGAATCCCTCAGAGGGGTTCTCTAAGATCTCCATGATCCTCTTTACCACAGCCCCGTCGCTTACGCCACGTTCGGACATCTCCTTCGCCAGATTCATAGCCAGATCTGTCGCCCCTCCTTCCGGCACGCCCGCGTTGTACACATCTTGTGTCTCGATCACTCGTCCTCCAGACGCTCGCGACGTCGGTCATGCACCTGCTTGATCTCCTCGTTAAGGAAGCCAAGCATACAAATCATGATATCCCTACGCTTGGCTCCAAAGGTTAGCAGAGCGTTGAAGTACACCATGGTGTACCTTGCGAGGTCTCGATACTCTTGCTCGATCTGCTCCCTCTCCTGCTCGGCTTGGGCTGCTAGGATCTCAGCCTCTTCCTCTGCCCTGACTCTCGCCTTATCCTGTTTGTCTGTCACTCCCACTCCTTGATCGGTTGTACATCCCATATACTTACGACATCCATCGGCGGATACTTGCTCTGATTCCCCTGCTTCCCGTATCCCTGCCATAGTGCCTTCTTTGTGATGGTGGTGGAGAAAAGGACATGAGCATCGGGTCCAAGAACATTGAGAAGTTTCGCCTCTTCTCTTCTCTTGTTGCGAGGATTTGTCGCTGTGACCTTCGCGGGATCTTCAATCCCCTTCTCCACAATGTAGCGATATAGGCTGCGACCGTGGTCAACATCCTTCTGCTCCTTCTCTTTCTCTAGCCTCGTCTTCTCTACTATTGATTCTACCGCTTCTCTTGCCAGTTCGTGTGCTCTCTCGTTTTCCTCGATGCCCGCGTGTCCGGGGACCTTGATCCACTCGATGTTGTGGAACTGGCGTAGCTGCAACAGCTTGTCCCACATGTCCCCGTTAGCAATAGTATGCAAGCTGCCATCTTGGTAGAGTCTCAATACCTTGGGCGAGTAGATCTGCTCGACGAGGTACTTGCTGTCCGAGCGCACCTCGATCTGCTGCACGCCGCCTGACCTAGACAGGGACTCGACAAACCTGATGCCCTCGTACGCCGCGACTAGCTCCATACGCTGACTCGTTGCGGAACCCATACCCCCTGAGGTCTCGTTGTAGTAGGACCCGGATCGGATCACCACCCCGTACCCGCCGGGGCCGTGCTGCTTCTGCACCGACCCGTCGGTCCACATCTGTATCAGGGGCTTACCGCGACTATAGGGCATGTGCCACCTGCTCCCCTAGCCACGTCGTTTGCGCCGGAGACACAGCATTTCCGAGGGCTTTGTATCTCTTATTGTCCTTGGCCCCGTCCACATCGGTCCACCCATCCGGGAAGCCCTGCAGCCTCTCGCATTCCAGAGGCGTGAGTCGACGCACTCCTACACCGTCGAAGACCCCGATGGTAGCGCAGCCCTGCTTATTTCCCGCGGACATGCACGGCGCAATGTATCCATGTATGGGGTCCTGCGTCAGGTGTATCGCGATGGGTAGGGACTCGTCCTCCACGATGAACTTCTGCTCCCCGTTGCGCGTGCCCACGGGTATAAACGTCATTCGGTCGGTGTCCGGTGCCCAGCCGCGATCTCCAGAGCCTCCACCAAGAGTACCGGCAATTTCTTGCCCCTGCGCTCGGACCGTGCGAGTAGGCCGCGGGCTCCGACTGGAGTCAAAAAGTATTTTCTCGGCACGGAATCCTGCAAAATCCGCGACAAGGAAGACTCTCTTACGACGCTGGGGGACTCCGAAGAATTGCGCGTCCAAGACTCGCCACGCGATGTCCATCGCCCCGAGTTCAGCCAGCGCGTCGAGTACGGCAGCAAAGTCCCATCGCTTGTTAGAGGTAAGGGCACCGGGGACGTTCTCCCAAATAGCGAGTCGTGGTCGGGCGTCGCGAACGATTCGGAGGGCTTCGCGTAGGATGCCGCTTTTACCTCCGTCAAGTCCACGGCGCTCTCCTGCCAGTGAGAAGTCTTGGCACGGCGATCCGAAGGTGACGATGTCGACCCCTCGGTAGTCTCTGCCGTCCATTCCATGTATGTCTCCTTCGTTGCGAATCCCCGGATATCGACGAGCTAGTACCCTGTTGGGCAAATTGTCAATCTCGGAGAACCCGACGGTCTCTAATCCAGCACGTTCAAACCCATATGTAAACCCCGCGATACCCGCGAAGAGGTCTAGGTGTGTGAGTTTAGACATGAACAGGATCGGGGGTGCTAAGAAAACAGAACATAAGTTCCCCCGAGTGGTCTATCTGATATAGCCGCAACCAACCATCTTCCCACAGCGAGACAAGAATCTCCTGCACTTCCCCTATAGACAGTTCGTGGCCCGGAGGTAGAACCTCTACAACGTCCGAGGCCCCCGCGGAACGGAGGTCGGAGCAAATGGTAGCGTTGTACAGTCCGATCCACACGGCCCCAAGGGGCGTAATCGGCAGTGGCCTATGCATTGCGATGTTTCTTCTTCTGGCTCATAAGGACTATCCCATAGTCTCCCAACGTGATGAGAGGAATCGCGTAGCCCTTCTTGCCCCGCAGGGTCATTACTGCGTCCGTCGCGATGATGCTCTGCCATTTCAACCCGATAGGCAAGATCCTGATTCCGTTGCGCTTCTTACTCAACTGTCCTCCAATAGCAAAGGGGCGACGCAAGGAAGTAGCGTCGCCCAATCCAACCTACGTGTGAGGTCCACGGTCCCTGTCCGCCTAGAAGGGAATGTCCTCAAAGTCGGATTCATCCACCGTCGTGTCGTTGCCGCTATCCTCCGCGGCTCCGCCTCGACCGAGGAACTGTACGGAGTCGGCAACAACGTCCACCTTGGACCGCTTGGCCCCGGTGTCCTTGTCCTCCCACGTACGGTACTGCAGACGGCCCTCAAGGAGGATGGGATCACCCTTCTTCTTGTAGTTGGCGATTGTCTCGGCCAACTCTCTCCAAGCCGTCACGTCGAAGAAGTCCACTTCCTCATTCTTCGACCGGACCCTGTTGACTGCCAGTCCCAAGTTGACGACGGCGACGCCGTCCTTGGTGTGCCTTAACTCGGGGTCACGAGTCAAGTTCCCGGCGAGAACGGTACGGTTGAAACTCACCATAGTGCGTAATCCTTTCTGTCGCTTCGTACCATGCAGAGCATTATACCATTGACTCCGCCTTTACTCAATACCTTTGTGCCCTTTTAGCCTTCTCTGCTTTCTCCTGCGCCTTCGCGACATCTCCTTCTATGCGGCGGCTGTTGCAGGACTCGCATACGTTGTGCACTCGACCCGTTTTACGCAGGGGGGCTGGCTGCTCCAACTGCTCAAACCATACGCAGTCTGTCCCATTCGCGCATAGACCCGGACTAGGCTTCTGTGCATCCTTCTTGCTAGGACGGTACTTGCCCTCCTCGACGCCCCGGCACTTCTTGCACCGCGGCCATACGGGAGGTCCGGTGTCGCCTATGTGTCGCTGGTAGAAGCAGTCGTGATCCTTCCACTGTTTGCAGGACGAGCACCTTGCCTGCGTGTCGTTGTACTTCAGGTGTGGCTTAACTCGCATGCCGCTTACTCCTTTGCGTCTTCAGTGTCAACTCCATCACTTCTCTCGTGTCGAAGATCGTCGAGGCCAGATCCTCGTGCGTCTCTATTCCCTTCCACTCGGGTGTCATGGACATCATCGCGTCCCTCATTGCCCCTTGTAGGTCCTCGTCTTCTACAAGGGAGACGTCGGATATCTCGGAGAACTTGCGCCAGTACTCCTCATAGATCCTACTCCATACCTCCTGTGGGTCTATCTTAATACTCAGCGCCATACCCTACACCCCTTCCCTTATCGTCGGTCAAGAACGGCACGCCTCCGGGCTTGTATAACTTTATCGTCCAGTCCTCTGCACCTCTGCGATTCTTCACACATTCCAGCATGGACATATCAGAGGGCGCATCCTCGTCATACTTGGACGGACGATGTAGCAGTAGGATGGTGTTCGCATCCTGCTCGATCTGTCCCGAGGAACGGATATCGGAAATCCTGGGCCTGTGATCATCGCGGTCCTCCGACTTGCGGCTCAACTGCACTACGGTGATCAGCGGCACATTGTAGATCCCCTTCAGCCGATCCACTTCCAGTGACAGGGTACTGACATCCTCGTACTCACTCCGTCCGCGGAGGGTATGGGGTAGCTTCATGCGCTGTAGGTAGTCTATGACCACGAGGTCAGGCTGCACACGTACGATGTTGCGACGTAGCATGTCGGGCGTGGCTCCTGCGTAGTCGTCGGTATAGATGGCTAGGTCATTTAGCTTCTCGGTGGCCTTCTCGATCTGCCGCCACTTGGCGTCATTGATCTCGCCATCTTGCCACTGCTGCTCGGATACGTTGGCATGGGCGCAGGCCAAGAGTTCGATGTACTGCTCGTGGGTCATTTCCGTAGACTGCACGAGCACTCGGTATCCCTGTAAGGCGACGTTCTTGACGATGGTGGTCGCGAGCGTGGTCTTGCCGTGTCCGCTGCGGGCTCCTACCACTACGTTGTGTCCTTGACGGAAGCCCCGAAGATGCCTATCGAGTATAGGCAAACGAGAGGGTATGCCGACGAGTCCCTTCTTCTCTCGTACCTCCTTGGCAATCTCAAGAAAGGCCGGCGTTTTCGTTGATATGTGTTCGGCACCCTGCGCCAGCGATCCGGACAACAGTCCCTCTAGGGTACCCATGAAGCGTGACGCGATGGCCTCGGGGTCCTCCTCCTCCATCAGCGCCTTGCTGAGACCGGCCATATTGGTAGCCAGATCCCGGATCTGTGAGAGTCGCCGTACCTCTTGCATGGAGTCGCGCCACCGGATCGTCGAGGGCTCTGCGGCCATGAGGTTCGCAACCTTCCTCGCGTCTACGCTGTCGAGGGCCAGATCTCTCGGGTTTACCCAACCGGATACGGTCGGAGAGGACTGATGCAGTCCGGTGAGGGCGATGAAGATGTTGCGGTTCTGCTCGGAGTAGAAGTCCTTGGGTGTCATCTCCGATAGTGCCTGCTTGCGGATACCCTGATTGGTGATCATGGCTCCGAGGATGTAGTCTTCGGCGTCTAGGTTGTGGCGGAACGAGGGTCGATCAGGCATAGCAGTTAGTTGACGATGTTTGCATCAGCGTACTGTTCCTCCCATGATTTCTTTCTTAGCGCATCTTCTCTCTTGAAATAATACCGCAGGAATCCGTAGGGACTACGTACTTTTTCCCCCTCGTCTATCGCGTTGACCGCGGAGGACACGGCCATGATTACGTTCACCTTTGGGTAATCCTTTGCAATGCGCCTGATCATCTGGATGTTGGGTTTGTATTCATCGGGGAACTTATCGCATCGCTGCAACTCGGTCACAGCTATGTCTTCATCGTTGGAAACCGAAGGTTTCCTACCACTTTCTTTTGTGTCTGCACTTTCTGCAGAGGTCCCCCCGCCATCCTCTGCACTTTGTGCAGTGGTATCCTCTGCACTTTCTACAGTGGTCGTGACACTCAAAACTTGAGTATTAATTGAGTAGAAATTACTCACACCCCGGTCGCGGTCTACCTTGATGTAGCCCTTGCTATCTAGTTCGTCTATAGCCTTCTTGATGGTGTGCTCCGATCCGATGCCGGTGCCCTCCATGAACTGAGAATAGGAGATCTCGTCGCACTCCTTTCTCCAGCCGAGGGTCCTGCGTATGATGAACATCAGTACCTTGAAAGCCGCGGGGCTCAACTCGGGCATGATGTGATCGAAGACGTAGTTCGAGAATTTGGTGTAGTACCCCTCAGAAGCCACGGTCCTCCTTTATGGATCGCTAAAGCAGTGGGGTCGGCTGTTGCGGGGCGACCAAGCCCCCGACCCCACTAACTATCGGCTATCGTATTATCTAGTCGCGAGGACTAGTTCGCGTTCCTCCGCCTCCTCGGTGGTAAGCGCGTGAACCTCGTCTTCTTTGTTGCGCTTGGCGATCTCCTCGCGCCACGCTTCGACGAACCACGGATCTTCATAATGCGCACATACGGTGCCCTGCAGCAGGGACGGATCTACGCCGTGCTGCTCCTCCAGTACCTCGCGGCCTACTATGTAGCTTCCGTAGATCTGCTGTAAGGGGCAGTTATCCGCGGAGAAGACGGAGAACCCCGGACCCGTGTCCTTCATGCGCCTCCACCATCCGTCGTTCACCGAGTCCAGGACCCTCGCGGTATCCGCGACGAGCCCCTGCGCCTCTATCTCTGTCGTCAATGTCGTGCTCATGTTCGACCTCCTATGGTCTGTAGTTGCTGTATCGCACGTCCCTCAATCGCGAGTGCTACCGCATACGGTACCTCCCTCCAATCGTTAAAGGCGAAGATCCTGTCGTCCTTCAGCACAACGTCTTTGTTGTACGGATGTACCTTGGACGCGGACCAGAGACCCGCGTCCGCGACCTCGACCGCGAATGCGGGCTTGTCGTCTACCATGCCAAATGCCCCAAGTTGGTTCAGCTTACGCAGCTTGGGCGTCTTTAAGTGGAACGTACTGAGGCCCACGTCTCCCCCAAATCGCCCCGCGAGCCATTTCTTTAGCGGCGTACGCAGAGCGTCAGGCTCCGCGTTGTGGGTGATGAAGTGTATCTGTACCCCTACGTCTTCACGTAGCGTACGTATCGCCTCTACTACATGGGGATAGAGGGGGCGTTCGTCCAGACGGCTCGGATCGAGAGCACGGCGAAACATCTCCAACACTACCTCGCGAGGAAAGCGGTCGAAGTGGTAGTCCCATGAGATGAAGTCCTCGTGTGACAGCCTCGGATAACCCATGTCCTCAAGAGCGTCGTGATAGAACAGGGTGGAGTCCCAGATTGTGCTGTCTATGTCCATCCCTAGGATGTGCATGTTAGGCCCCAACGTGTACGTGACGGGTCCGTACCAACTCGTCCAGCACGGCATGGAACTGGTCGAGGTCGAGGTACCTGTCATTGAAGATGGCTGCGTCGGCCTCGATGTTGGACAACTCTGTCTCGCTGGCGTGGCCCTGCGTAGCCGGGTCGAAGAACCCGTCCCTCGTCGCGAGGCGTACGACGCGATCCTCTTCGGGCTGCTCTAGCTTGATCAGCTTGAACGACAGGTCCCGGAGTGCCTGCGCCTCGTTGAGGAACCTGAGATCATCTACCACGAGGTTGCCATCAGGCAGGTGTCTCGCGAAGTAGTTGATCCAGATCTCCGGGTTGGCCTTCCGACCGGAGTCGGTGCCGATGCGTTGGAGTAGTTCACGTGTGTCCTTGGACTCTTGGAAGTCCTCGATCCACCTATCCACTAGCCACTCCCGCGTGCTTTTACCCTCCATCCATCCGGTAAAATGCATGCCGTATACCCGGTCGGGCAGAAGGTCCATCGCCCACTTGTACAGCCAATCGTAGTACATGTCGGGGACGAGAATGTCCTTTAGCTCTCCTATCTTCTTGAGAGGAGACGCAAAGGATACGCGTTTGAAGCCGTGCTCCTCTACGAGGTACTGAGCAGCGGTAGTCTTACCGCTTCCCATCTTTCCGAAGAATGCGTAGCGCACTGCTACCTCCTTGTGATTGCGCCGCGGCGGACATTGGACACGCCGCGTCCGGGACCACCTGACTTCGGAGAAGAGACCGGCTCACTTCGCGGCCCGAAGATGGAAGACTGCTCGGGCTTGCCCTCTAAACGCTCGACGTCGAACGTCGCGGTCTTGACCTCTCCCTTGTGGGTCCACTCCAACTCAGCCCTCTCCTGCCCGTGCTGGTAGAAGGTGAGGGCTGTAACGATGCCCTTGATCGAGGTCTGCTTGTCCTTGTACTCCTTGCCGACCACTACATCCGAGACGTAGGTCGAGTTGTCCTTCGGCTCAAGGGACAGAGCGTCCACGCCGATGAACTCGATGCTACCGCTGTTGTTGTACTCCAACCCTACGCGGTCGCAGCCGTGCTGGAAGAAGCTGACGCCGTTCGCGATACCCTTGATGTTCAGCGGTTTGTACTCGTACTCTTCTCCGAGCACCACACTCGTGACGTATTCCATTAACTTGCCTCCCGTTCGGGGTCTATGCCTTCGATCAGGTCCGCGGCCACATTGCCGTCGATAAACCCTATCGCATAGTCTCCCCACATTAGATCGAACTGTCCGTCTGGATCAACGAACCCATCAAGGAGTCCCTTTAGGTAGTCCTCTGGGGTGCCTAAAAGACGGGACACCCTCTCTCTTACATACGCGGGAACCCCTGCGGAGCCCGCGTATACCTCGACCACGCTGGTCAACCCCTTCTCCGAGGCGAGAAGGAAGCTAACCGGGCCAAGCCGGATATCGTCCTTGCGGTCGCCGTCCCCCTTATACCTCTCGTGCCACACACTGCCTGAAAGGTAGATGTGGGGGTGATCGTTCAGCGTCGAAACGATGCGTGCCGGGGTCAGACGTGGGTAGTCTTCTACCATAGAGTCTGCTCCTCCTTCGGGGTGGGGCATACCTCTTCAAGTATGCGCTGGATAGTGTCTTCCCCGACGCCCCATTGCGTATCGGGGTCCTCTACCTCGTACTTCCGCAATGCCTCTTCTATCCTTTCTCTGGACGCCTTCCGTTGACGCATAGTATACGCGATCTTCTTGCACCAGTCAACGGTAAAGTGGGGTGTGTGGAAGGGGATGGGAGCCTGTAGGGTGAGCCACTTACCGTTACGGCGCAGTGTCATGGAGGTCACGATACATCCTGTACCACTACGGCTTCGATATCTGGCAGGGACACCCATATCAGCTTGGTCAGCAGGGGGTTCTCAGCGGAATCGTCCGAGACCTCCCACCTGAGCCTAAACAAGCCCTCCACGCTCCCCTCTAGGTGCCAGTCTGCCGCGGGTATCTCGACGATGTTCCCTGACTTCATGTAGAGTCGAAGCATCTGCGTCTGTTGCATCGCTACCTCTCCCTCGTTGCTTCAGCCATCTCTTTAGTCATGACGTGCTCCGAGGACTTCCCGAGCACGGCTTCGACGAGATCCTGGTCCGCGTGGAATCCCTCAGAGTCGGACGGTGTCCACCACTTGAAGCGGTAGGTGTAGACGTATGCGAACCCATCGCCATCGCATCGGGTGCACTCGACTTGGATCTTACCGAACGCCCCGTCCGCGGGATATGTACCCTTGCCTCCGCATATAACGCAGGTGACTTCATCCCTCTTAAACTTCAACTTGAGCTTGAACTTGGTGAGTCTGTACCGTAAGTCGAGGCGGAACCTCTCCGTGGTGATCACGTACCAAGAGATCAGGGTTAGGAATGCGAATGTTATTCCTAACCCCGCCGAGGCGATGATCATATGTGCGACGCTCATGTGAGTGTGTTGTCCTCCGGGGATACGCTATTACGCATCTCCCAATCTTTGATGAACTCGGTCACAGGACCCGGACGCTCGCGATTTCCACGCAAAATCTGTGGGTCCCAATCTACCGTATATCTGCCGCCAACTCCCTGCACGGCGCTAGGTATACGCCCTTCGTCCTTCAGCTTGTGCACCCTCTGCTTCGTAACCCCTATAAATTCGGCCAGAGAGGGTAGCGTTCTCTTGTGCATACTGTCTCCTGTCTATTGACTGCTACCATTGTAGCGTAAACGCTACTTTGTTTACAGCCAGTAGACCAGAGCGTTGCGTAGAACCTCTATGATCCTATTGCCACCCGCGGAGTAGATCGAGTCTATCGTCTCGTCGGGCATGGACGACAGGTCTACAATGTCTACCCTCTCCCGCCAGTTGACCGGAGCAACGGGGACCTCGGTCGGTTCTTCCTCGACGAGGGGTGGAACGTTCACGTAGTAGGTCCGACCCGGAGTCGAGCACTTGTACGTCTGGTGGAACCTCAGCTTCCGGTCTGTGGACGGGGCAGAGAATTTCAGAGGCTCGGTCTTGACGATCCCGTGTACGTCTATCAGCTTGACCTCTCCGTAGGAGTTGATCTCCTGATACCAGCCGTTCGCCTTCTCGGGCAGGACCACTATCTCGTCGGTTAGTTCAAGGTTGGGAAACTCCTCGTACTCGTTGTAGAACTCCGGGAATGCAAGGTTGGCCGCGACCTTGGTGTACTCGATCTTGAGTGCCGACCACGGAGACCACAGCTTCTCCGTATTGTTGGACGCCCACGCGAATACCTCTCCCTCGTAACGGTTGAGATCCTGTGCGTATGCTCGGGCAAGCTGCATGACCTGAGCCGCGGCCTTGGCCCGTTGCGTGTACAGGTTGTCCACCGTCTCAAACTCGTCCTTGATCGCGGCGAACAGGGCCGTCTTGACATCTTCTTCCAGTTCCACCGTGTCGTCCGCGACCCTCTGATTCAGGTCATGTAACCTCTGTCGGGCCGCATTGCGGTCCTTCTCCAACCGCTGAGGTATGTAGTTCTTGATCACGTCCACCTTGCGCCGACGTTCCGCGTCCCGGATAGTGCGTATGTTGACCAGAGCCCGAGCAATGGCCCGACCCACCCTCGTAACATTTGTCTCGAAGTACTCGACGCCTGATGTGAGGTTGATGTCAGATCGCACGTCGAGGATGGTAAAGGTCACGGAAGGGCGCATGGCGGAGCCGGACGAGCAGTTGAACTGTACCTCCATGCGCTCGCCCTCGATCACGAATGATCCGGTGGTGTATACCTCTGAGGTCCCCTCGGTCGTCACAACCTCTTCGGGGTCCACGCCGAGGGCCGCGAACGCCTTGTAGGGGAGGGTGTTCTTGATCGCGGACCCGTTCTGTAACCGCTTCTCGTGGCGTAGTTCCAATTCCTTCTTCTCTTCCCTCTCCTGCTCCGATAGTGCTGCAGTAAGGAAGTCTTCGGGTGCCATGAGTGTGTCAGTCATGTTGCCTCCTAGCGTAGTGGTGTCAGGGACCTACCGTGGTAGATCCGCATGCGGTTGCTGCTGTCGAGGGCCGTGAGCAATCCGTCTCGTCCACGAACCTCGATGTGGTCCCGGCTACTCGATAGCTCAACCTCGATGTACGCGCCATCCCCGACGTAATGTGTATCGTCCTCCACCTTGAAGGTGATGCTCTCGTCCTCCGGCAGGTGTAGGTTGCCGGGGTTCTCAGAGCCGAGGCGACGGTTGACAAACACGCGAGAGGTCTTTCCGCTGATCGCCTCGTACTTATGCTTATACCACGCTACGTCGGCACGTAGCTTCTCAAGTTCGTGCTGCACATAGCGTGGCAGCTTGCCGAACTGCTCCTCGGTGATCACTCAAACACCTGCTCTTCCCCGGATATTTCGTTCGTGAGTAAGACCAGTGCGTCCGTCTCGACGTGGACATGCTGCTCCCCATCCGGGAGGTTCGCGAAGTTCCTCAACAGGGTCGGCCCGTTCCAGTACGCCTTGTGCCCGAAGCCGTCCCGACCGGACGCCGCGATCACGCGAATGAAGGGGAAGTTATTCCCCGCTTTCCGGTTTGCCTTGATCCTCTCCTTGGATACGTGTATCGCCTTCTTCACGGGCGTCTCCTATCCTTCGCATCACCGCGGCCTCAAAGAGATCCAGCATGCGGCCCCAAGACCCCTGAACCCCGCGTATGTGAACCAAGGCTATATCCTCGGCTTCGCCTCGACCCTCATACCCCTCTTCCTCAAAGTCCTCGTCGTCGAGACCGAGGCAGAACATCACTGTATCCAGCTTGTCCATAGAAGAGGAGGCAGAGGCCAGTTGTGCCTCCGCCTCCTGCATGAGAGCCTGATATAGGCTCACGCCGCCACCAGATCCGCGTTGCGCTGGTACCGATCAGGGTCGGGGTTCCACTTGCCCCGTCCCTCACGCATGGCCCACGCAAGCAGGTTGTCGTTGGGGTCTTCGCCCTTGAGGATGCGCTTCTCCTCAGCCCACTCCATCAGGGCTTCCGCCATTTTCTGCGGCTCACGGTTGAAGCACTTGACCGCAACCTCGTCCCGCAGTCCGGTGACTAGGGTCCTCGCGAGGCCCATCGCCACTGCCGGTGAGCACACGAAGTGTCGCGTGCTCGCTACCTTTTCCGCCATGTTCGCCTCCTTGTGTCGCTTGCACGACATGGCTACTGCGCCACTATTGACGCTTGTACCTATTGTACTCGACTACCGTTGACTTTCAACCATGGGTTTCAGTATCTCGGTGAGGTAGGCTATCGCGGCCCTCTCCATTTCGACGTGTACATACACGATCTGTCCTTGGGAGTGATTCTTGACATTGGTTACCGTGCCCCGTCGTCCATCCAGACGCAGAATGTCCTCGTCGGCACAGATTCGGCCATGTTGGAAGGGGCAGATCTCGACCTCCATTTCTTTACGGAACCGCGGCGTCTTCATTACGTCCATCTGCCTCCATTCACGGTCGGGGTCTGGTGGGGGATCACGAACGCCTCAAACCTCGTGCCATACCTCGGGCGCTTGAAATCCCCTGGTGCTCTTTGTTGCAAGGCACGTAGGAGCGATCCGTTGTCAAAGCCGAGGGGTATCGCGGCACCGTAGATCAGCGCATGCAGTCCATCCGGCTTGTAACTGCCGGCACTTTCTCCGCATTCGCAGAACCGGAGTTCCTTGGTAGTGAGCTTGAATACGTCTTGGCACTCTCGGCAGTAGACCAGCTTCATACAGGTAACCCCCACAACGTCACTATCACGTACGTGCACGCGATGCAGAGCACCACGTACGCAATCACCACGACCACCGCGTTGATGCTCCCCTCTCGGTCGGCCCACTTGGACATCTCGATCATGGCCCACGCGCCCGCGAGTAACAGCGTAAACAGCAGAGCCAGCCAGATACCATAGATCTCGTACAGCTTCTCAAAGGTGGTCATGAGTGCATCACGTACCAGTAGCCTGCTACGTACGCGGCAACGCACATCAGTAGGGGATACCCCACGACTATTGAGCCACCCCACACCCATTGCGGAGATCTCTTCCCCCATGCGGTGTTGCATGCCCATACCAGAAGCATGAGGTACGGACCCGCCATGCAGCACATCAGGGCAAACCAAAGGATAAACGCAAACAGGAGCGTCATTACTCGGGTACCCCCGAGATCTCCCGTCGGATCACTCTCTCGACGATCTGGCGCTTGTCCTCCTCCGACTCGGCACCCTCTTCCGCGAACATGGCTGGGATCATAGCCGTAATGATCTTCGCCTTGTTGAACGAGATCCGATTCATCTTCCCTGTCGAGGGGTTGGTCGCGTAGTAGTTCCTGTCCTTGTTGCGGTACGGGGGCTTCGCGGTCTCTAGTACGGAGACGCCCTTCTCCTGAGCCCACAGCACTGCCTGCCTGTTGGCACTGAGCCCGGTGTCCGTGTCGTGCTCAAAGGTCTCGCGAATCGGCTGTCCGAGCACGTATCCGGTCGCGTCGCACTTCGTCTTTGGCGACTTCCTCGTTTCAGTCATATGCTCTCCTAGTTGTAGATATTCCACGTGTACAGCATGCCCAGGATCAGACCGAGCAGCATTCCATTTATCGCGCCGACCAAGAGCACCAGCAAAAACTGCTTCTTCGTCACAGTTCCATCCCCCTATCCCCCATCTCCTCGACCGCTAACTCCGCGGTCGCGGTGTATCCGTGCTTCCGGCAGTACCCCCACAGTCCGATCAGTTCTTCCTTCGTCAGCGCCGTGATACCCTCGTCGAGCATCTTGGTCAGCGGCGTGGACTCAACTGTATCTACCATTAATCTCCTATCCGAACAGCCACTCGATCAGCCCGAGCACAATGCACAGGATGATGATGGGTCCAAAGATTACGCTGATCACTACGTCGAGGCATCCTGCTCGACACCGGCAGCGACCGATGCAGTAGCAGTGCCTCACGTCTCCTCCCGTACATGTTTCTTCAATTCCCCGGTGTCCCTATCCACGTACCCTACGTACCTCCCCGTCTTGTCGAACTTGAGAACGATTCTCTCTTCCTGCTCGTAGGCGTGTATGTTCTTGGAGACCATCCTATGCTTGCGCTCCAAGAACTCAATCGTGAGACGCTGTTTCTTCGCCTCTTCTAGTAGCTCTAGGTACTCTACCCTCGCCTCGTCGAGGCCAAGATGGTCGAAGATATCCAAGAGGTTGTTACGCGCACGCTCTAGCTTGCGAGCACGCTTCTCCCTTTCCTCCGGATCAGAGCCGGGGAAGTAGATCAGGTCTCCCACTAGTGGGAGACCTCCTCCGGGTTGGACGGGTCACCCAACGCCTCGATCTCGTGGGGCTCGTCCGTCTCCTCGCACTGGCTGACGTTGGAATACCCGACTACGGACTCCACGTCGAGGAACCGCCGGGCTTTCGCGATCTCCTCCTGTGCCTTTTGGTGCTCCCCCAATGCACTCTTGTACTCGGCCCCGAGATCGGGGTTGATTTCGATCCCACCATCCCCGTACTTCGCCATCCCGTCAGAGGGGTTGTCCCCGAACCAGTCCTGCAGCATCGCGGGCGTGACCTGAGGGCTGGACTCCAATGCCTCCTGAAAGGACTCCCTCTCCTCGACCGCAGCCGCAAGTTCCGCGGTGGTCAGTCCCTTCTCGTCTAGTTGTTTGAGCATGACCTGCAGCGATGCCGCAGCTAGGGTGGCCTGCTTCGTGATGTTTCCGAGAAACCAGTCCACGTTGTTGTCGGACGACTGGCGGCGGAGAAGGCGCAGATTGCTCTCCGCGTGGGTGAGGTCGGCACGCACGTGCATCAGGACCTCTCCAACCAGTTCCTCTATCTTCTGCTTGCGCTCGATGGTGTTCACGTTACCTCCTACTATTGACTCTCGTATTGTACTACAGTGGGCATCAGTAAGCGAAGTAGCACCCGGTCTATCACGGTCTGTGCCCTCTTGCTCGGCTTGCTTGTTAGGAAGCCGCAGCCCACACCCTCGGAGTATGGAACAGATGTCTCGAACTGCTCCGCGGTCAGGTCTATGACCTCTCCGGTGTTGCGGCGCATGAGGTACCAGTGCGTCGACCCCTCGTGCTTGATCCGGTGGGGGATGTAGCCGTGGCTGCGACCACGGAGATGCCAGTACGCCTCACTCGCGACGTAGCAGTGGCCCGCGTATGGCCGGTCTGACCCCCGGTACTCCGGCTTTAATAGCTCGGGGGTCAGGCTGGCACGTATCGCCTGCTCGACGGTGTTCATGCTACCTCCCACTATTGACTCTCGTATTGTTGTACTACAGCGTCGCACTCCGCATTGCTCATCAGTAGGGTGAATAACTGCCCGTCGGTCAGTTTGTCGGGATGTACCCACCGTTCATCGACCAGATCACCGCAGTGGGTACAGAACTGGTACCACTGCGGCCATAGTCCGGTGAACACGTCGGGGATGTGCCGCGGCTGTTCGGTAACGCCGTACCTCTGCGCCACCTTGGGGTGCTTGCAATCCATCACTGCCCCTTCTTGTAGTGTGCCGTCTGCGTCGCCCACTTGTAACGACGTGCGATCTCTCGCATAATCTCGGCCAAGTGGTTTTCGTATTTCTCCCTTACGTTGGGCTTTATATCGCTACCTGTTTCCAACCACTCGTGGTAGTCGCAGTAGAGTGAGCACAACTCGTAGTCGCTACGGTCCTCGTACATCACGCCTCCTCCGACTCGGGAAGCCGGTCCATAATCTTGAGGAAGTGCTTCTCTTCCTCGCTGAACGTCCCCTCCTTGTGGAGTAGCAGGCGCACTTCGTCGCCCATGCTGGTGAACACATCACGCACGTCGAGGGACCCGTACTTGAGGGTATCCCCGTTCGGGTACTCGATCTCTAGCGCGTAGTCGCCCACGTCCCTGCGGACTACGGTCAGGATCGTGTCGGACACAATCGCGGTCGCGAGTTCTCGTCTTGCCATTACTTGCCTCCTTGATTGGTTTGTGCCTGGAGTGGCATTCTCTCTTGCGTGGAGTCCATGTTGTAGAACCCCTTGCGTGATCCATGTGGTGCGAACTCGGGCTCGATGAACCCGGCCACGCCCATGCTGTCGAGGGTCTGCTTGATGTTGAGGTAGGCGAAGAACGCTTCACTGGAGAGAGACGTGAGTATCGCGTCGGGGTCCATGCCCTGCGGACCCGTGCCGTCCTCTCTCTTCCACAGCAGCACAGTGGCAGACCATCCGTCGCCGGTTGCGAAGGGCTCCACACGTACGCGGAAGACCGGCAAGCCCATGCTGATGTACGGAGGGGTCAGGTCCTCACCCTCAACCTCTCCCGGCTCCTCGTCGGGCAGGTGTGACCCGTCGAGGGTCGAAGCAAAGGGGCAGTAGTCGAACACGCGCCATACCTCGGCACTTCCCGACGAGAGGTAGCTGTACTCTCCGACCTTGTCCCACGAGACCGGATACTCATCTTCCTCTATCTCCCGGAGATACTTGTGGTCTATGCCTACCTTGTTCGCCTTATTCATCGCGTGGGGGTACGCCTTCGCAAAGATAATCCACTGCTGGCCTCCCCACTCGGTCGCGAGGTACGGTTGTGTATCCTGCATCACTAGCCTCCTAGAGAAGAATTTCGATTACAGTTGTGGCTATCCCGTAGATAATCAGTGGCCCGAGGACTACGGTCAGTACGAGGTCGGTGATCCTGCTCACTCTTCACCCCCTTTCGCATCGTCCCTCGCGGTCAGTGCCTCCGAGAACTCCGCGTGCTCGCGGCCCACAGTCTCCCGGTCCATGTATCCCTTGAGCCAGCCGACTGTCGCGTCTGGCATCCGGTCATGGTAGGCGTAGTCGTAGACCACGTACCCCTGCTCTACGTAGTACAGAGCCCGGTACCATGTTCTGCGGCCACGTCCTCCGGCTCGCAGGGTGCTGATGTGCTCGGCACCCTCTATCTCCGAGGGCAGCGTGCCATCCATGGAGACGCGAGTCTTCTGTCCGTCTATCGTGGTGCTCATGCGCTTACTCTCCCACTGTATAGCTTCCATACCTCTAGGTCCTTCGCCGCGGGGGTGACGCCCTCGATGGCGCACTGCAAGACAAACCATTCCTCTAGCTCCCGGTACTCCTCCCGGTTGGTGGGCGTACGGTTGGGAACTTTGTGCCCATAGAACTCCCTCATGTACTTGAGGATGTGAGTGTCTATCGCGGCGTACTGGCTGTTGCGCCTGCTGTGCATGAGGAAGAATCGTGCCGTCTTGAGCCCGACGCCGTGGATCTGCTCTAGGTCCTCCGGCTCCGCATTGCGGAGGTTTGGCACCATGCCGGTCGCGACCTCGGTCAGGGTCTTGAGGCGTCGACCATACTCTCCGGTCTTCGCCTGAATCAGGCGGAGGGGCATCGAGCCGTCGAGTACCATGCGCCTGATCGTGTCAAAGGGGGAGTCTCCCGGCTCACCCTGCCGGAGCAGAAAATCCAGAGCCCGAGCCATCCTATCGGAGTTCTTGTTCGCGACCAGCACAGCGAAGAGAAAGAACTCCTCTAGCTCTGCATCGCTGCGGTCGAAGTCGGTGACGTTCATCGGATCAATCATCGGTGTCCTCCCCTGTGAACTCGTTGGTGAACCTTACCGGCAGCTTGGTCAGTAGCCCGATGAACACCGCGATGAACAGCATCGCGATCAGCGTGACGGCCACTAGATCCCCTTCCGTATGGTCGGGGGCAGTGCCGCGTACGGTGCTCGCTGATGCGCGATTCGCGTAGGCACCTGATGCGCGTAGTGTCCGGGGTCGTGGCAGATGTTGGTATCGAAGTGTTCCGCGAGGAAGACCGGATCGACGCCTTCTCGGAAGGAATGCATCATATCGTATCCGAACCGATCCGCGTTGTACTCTTGGCTGTATCGCACCGGACACAGCCCCGACAGGGCCGCGTAGTGCAGGAACTCGTGACCGGACACGAAGACCATCTGCTCGGCTAGCGTAGTGCCTACATGTCCGTGGTGGATTTCACCCGCGTGCCGGAGATAGCCCCGTCGACCCCACGAGCCCGGAGCCCACGGGAAATCGTCGTCGCTGCCCTTGAGGGAGACTGAGATGCGGAATCCCGCGGTCTGGCCGCTGCCGCCACCGAGAATCGACGAGCGACGCGGAGACTTGCAGTTGCCATACGCGCAGGGGATGGCGCGTGCGCTATCAGACTGCCGGATCTTGAACTCGTACAGCTTGCGGGTGTCGACTAGATCCAAGAACTCCGCGATGTACTTCACGCCCTCGTCGCAGAGCTTTTGGATCTTCGGGTCCACCTTGTACTGCATCTTGCCTACCTCCTGATCGTCCTTACCGTTGACCTCAAGTGTAACAAATTGTGCCGTGATATCTGTGAACGAATTCACAATTAGTAGTGCATCGGGTGACCGACGTAGTTCACGTCGTTCATGGGGTCCATGTCGTACTGGCAGTCGGCGCAGACCTTCGCGTCTCGTAGGTCTGCCGTGTCCGCGATGTTGTCCTCGGTCAGGATCTCGTCGCACTGTTCGCACTTCGGCAGCATTTCGTACAGTTCGTTTACCGCGTCGGTCAGGTGTCCTCCGAGGGACGATACCTCGTCCTGCAGGTTGCGGATCTGGTCGGTGAACTCCTGCTTGAACTCGACGATCTCCTCCTCGGTCAGTTCGCGGTGCTTGGCGTTGTGGGCTAGTTCGTTAGCCGCGTCGTTCAGCTTGTCCAGATGCCACTCTAGGTGCATCATATCTGCTCGCCCCTCTCCCGCAGTACCTCGCGGATTGTGGTGCACATGTACTCGTTGTCCTCGACGAGGTAGACGGCCATCCATCCATAGAGCACGCCGGTCGATATCTTCCGGTACTGCCGCTTGAGTTGTTGGCGGGCCTTCGCGATGCTCGTGGTGGTCATGATGCCTCCCTCAGCCAAAAGGTGTCGTGTGTCTCGTTTATCTCGCGATCCCATACCTCCCACCCATTTAGCTCGGCTATCCTGCCGACCTTGATGCGGGAATTTACGCGGTTCATGAAGCCGACGAACTCCGACATCACTGGCCCGACGATCCAGACCTCGCGGACGACCAGTGGGCCGTGTACTCCGGTCATTACTCTACCTCCTCGTGGGGGTTCGTGGCCGCGTAGCTCGCGGCTATCTCGTCCTCGGAGACCTCGGCCTCCGCGTCGAGGGCGAACTGCTCTGCGCTCCATTCACGCCAGTTGTGCAGGTCCATAGTGTCCACGGTCAGACCTCCCGGTCGGTGTTGACTACAGCCGAGCCCCGGCATGGTGTGGGAGAGTCGCGTATATTCAACCAGAGACACTTTGAAAGCATGCGGGTCATGACTACCGCAGTGGCCGTGCGTGGTGTTTCAGCGTGTCTCTCCCGTACCATGCCGGGACTCGTAGTGGACGCGGAGAGAATCGAACTCTCCTCCGGGTGTTGGGCGCTCGCGCCCGTTGCACCCGTCGAACCCATTACGCGCCCGTCCTGTCCGTCCCGACGTGCACCGGGTCTATTCCCCTGACGTGCAGTTCGGTCAGGTGCTTGGTTATGTAGTTGTGCGCATCCCGGTGAGAGGCGAAGCCCAGCTTCACCGTGACTATCATCCCGGTGCGCTTGTGCACCCCGTCCACCGTATGTCGTGCTGGCGGTCTCATGTGCTCCTCCATTCGTGGTCGGGGCAGATACCGGCGCAGCTTTCCCGGTCGACTCCGGGGTGATCAGCCCCATTGTCGCCATCGGCACGGCAGTTAGCCGTGGGATTTTCACCGTGCTACTAGGCTTGCCGGGGTGATCAGCCCCATGAGCCGTTCGCACCACTGCGCCCGTATCTGCCTCGCCATCAGGGGATGTGAGCCTCCTTACCAGCGGCCCTCGCTGGGTGTGCTCTCTTTCATGCACGGGCTCGCGCCCACATCCCCGCCGGTCTGGTACTCCGACCGTCTCGCCTGTTGGGGTCAGGACCGTCAGGCTCGCCCCTCTGAGTTCACATGTCTCTCCCCTTGTCGTTGTCCTTCTCATTGCTCCCGCATTATCTCCTACTCGGCTACCGTTGTCTGTGAATTCGTTCACAATCTCGAGCTTGTGCCGGCAGTTACAATCCCCTGGATTTCGCCGGGTACATCTCACCGAAGCCACGCGCCATGTAGACGGGGACCCCGTTACCAATCGCCTCGTAGAGATTCTGCCTCCAACGTCCCGGCGTGAATCCCTCGGGTACGGTGTGCCACTCGGGGGGAATGGTGAGCCCCTGATGGTCGGCACACTCCCCGACAGTCAGGCGACGCCCGTAGTAGCGCGACGCCCTGCGCGTGTCGGAGGCGCAGCCCTTGTACTCGCTGGCCGTGATGCAGGGGCAGATCCCCGCGAACGTACGCCGGTAGCTCGCGTACACAAACGGCTCGCGATAGTGACCGCCGACGATGCGGTTGCGATTCTGGATGGGGACGGATAGGAACTGAGCCGCGTTGTACTTGGTGCCCCACGTATTGAGGCTGGCAGTCTGGCTCATGATGTTCTCCACCCACAGGACACCCACGTCGAGGTTCAGAGACCACTCTAGGAGATCGGTCGCGAAGCCCGAGACCGGGTCCCCTTGCGTGCGTGCGCTGCTGTGCCACTGGCACGGGGGCGATGCCCACACTGCATCGTAGGGGGACAGGTCCACGTCGCGTACGTCCGCGAGCACGGAATTCCCCGAGCCCACGAACTGCGAGAGGTAGTGCTTCCACGGATCTAGCTCGTATCCGGTGCACGTATGCCCCGCCTGCTCTAGCCCGAGTCGTGCGAGCCCTGCGCCGTCGAATAGCACTGCGATGTTCACTTCCAATACCCCCACTTCGTCGCCTTCTTCGCGTCCACGTGTGGACGGTGCCTCTTCTTAGACTCCGCGTCTACGATCTCCATTTTCGCCTTGTATCGCCCCTCGTCGGAGTCAGGGTTACGGTCGGCAAAGGTGCTGTACTGGCAGTATAGCTCCACCAGCATGCCGTCGGTCATGGCTGGTACCGCGTTGCGTACGTCCGTCAGAGTCATGCTCATGCGCTGACCTCCGAGGGGTCGACGGTGTACCGGCTGGCCCCGACCGCGAACGTGCCGGAGTCATACTCGCGGGTCACGACGCGGACCTCATGTGCTGTGCCGTACCTGCGGGCTGCTTCCGCAGCCGTCGACAGGGCTGAGTACAGGTCCATCCGTACACCGGAGGAGGACAGCCCGAGTTCACGGCTCGGGCTGAGGCTCGGGTCTTGCTCGGCTACGACGTACTTCTGCTCCATCTTACGCTCCCCTCGCATAGAGGTACTGGTCGGCAGTGATTTTGTCGTCGAGGTACAGAGCCAGCATATCGCACTCGGCCTCGCGCAGAGCAGCCGCGAACGGGTCGCCTGCCGCGGGTATCGCGATGTACACGTCCTCCGTCGCGAGGTCCGCGAGGAAGAATCGCACCATGTCTGTCACGTCGAACTTGCCGTCCGTGAACATCCGAGCATACTGCTCGTAGACCTGATCGCCCTCAACCGCCGCGTCCCACTCGACGCGCCCCTGAACCCAACCGTCGAGGTAGTCCCACTGCGCCTCGGTCGTGGCGAACAGGTTGTCCTCTGCGCGACCGATGGTCGCGTGCACTACGCTGGTCTCGGCCTTGACCCCATGGCGTACGCCTAAGGTGTAGTTCTCGGAGTACTGTCCGCCGAACTTCTGGTCTATCTGCTCCGGGGTGATGGCTGGCATTGCTGCTCCCTTCGGGTAGAGAGGTCCCGGCGTTACGCCGAGACCTCCTCGTGGTAGCTGTCCTCCGTCGCCGCGTGCAGTCCGCGAGCGTTGCGCTCCGCGTCCTGCGCGTCGTGTGTTGCCATCATCGCGTATCCCGCGGCCAGTAGGCTACCGATGTGCACGCTGACCTCGCCCTTTTCCGCGTCGAGGATCAGCCTCTCTGCCTTCTGCAGATTCTGCTTCGCGGCCCGTACCTTTGCCTTGATCGCCTTGGTCTCGTCGGTCTGCGCCATTACTTGACCTCGACCACGAGGCCCGCGTCGTTGACGCGGACGTTGCCGTACCAGCTATGCGGCTGGGGAAACCATGGACCCGCGACGGTGTGCTCGGTCACGGTGCCGAACTTCTTGCTCTTGACGCTGCGGCCCGAGATCTGCGGCTCAACCACGTTGACCCTGATCTCGGCACCCTCGGCCAGAGCCCTCTTGACTGCGGCCTTGCTGCTGTAGTTCCGGTCTAGGTACTGCATCCTGTCCTCCGTTCGTTCCGTTACCGTTGACACTAGTCTAAGCCCTACCCTTATCCCCCGCTGTGAATTCGTTCACACTCTGAACTTCTTGACCTCCACCTTGTAGCCATAGTTGCGATACTTCTTCCTCGCGTCGCTGGCCTGATCAGGCTTATCCGCGACGCCGACCCTGCGCCCGTCTGCCTTGATCTCGTACTTCGCAACATGCATTACGATGCAACCTCCATGTCTACGCTGTACTTCCTTGCATACCATTCCTCGCATGCGGCATAGTCGGCGCGTGCCTTGCGTATCCGGTCTGGGTTCGGTAGCTCATCGTTCTCTGCTTCAAGCAACACCTGATACAGGTGGTCCAGAAGCTCACGCTCCAAAGGCTTTACGTCCTGCGCTAGCATGCTATGCCTCCTCCCCGAGATCACAGCTCTGAGACCTCGGATTGAAATCTGTGTTTTGCGTAGTTACGATACCCTTAACCAACATGTACTCCGACAGGATCACAGGGGCAGGCGAGTGGTCCTTGCTCCATGTGTTGCTAACCTCGACCTCGACGACCCTTAACCTCTCGCGACGGGCTGACCTGAAATGCTGCATATAAGCCTCGGCATCTTCGATACGAGGTACAGAGTGGAAGCCCGCCTTGTACCATCTGTTGCCTGACCCATCACGCGCCATCTTTACGTCTGCTTGCATCCATTCGTTCAAGGGTACCGGGGTGCGTGTCTTGTGCTGCAGTGGGTACAGTTGCCCGTCCCTTTCTTCATAGATCCTGTAGGCTATCATCGTACCACTGTAACCTTGATACGGATGGTGCATGCACCGTACTTCTTGACCTCGACTGTTGTGGCGGACATACCCTTATCTCCTGACCTCGTAGCCCTTATTACTAGTGGGTGTAGTGGGTTCGCCCCGTACGCCGTGGTGCACGCTACACCCTGGATACATTTGTTACATACTGTCGTGTCGCTCTATCTGCTGCGGGCTCATACCGTACGTAGCCCTATCGCGAGCGTTAAGCCTATCGTAGTGGGCGTCTAAGCTAGGCTTATCATTCCCATCCCGGTCTACCTCAACATCGGAACGATAGTCACAATCTATCCGGCGTACTACTGCAGGCTTATACATATCCATTGATACATCTATATCATAAGCCTCTTGCGGGGTGCCGAACGGACCGTACTCGATCCCTTCTGTATCATCCGTTATAAAGAACTCAATAACCATAACCCTTATCTCCTTTGTTCACTAGTCTTGTGTGCAATAAGGGTATGACCCTCATACCCTTGATACCCTTATCTTAATAAGCCTCACCCCTTACCCTTACCCACACCGCGGCCTGAAATTTGCGGGGTGCGAGACCCACGATATCGGCGCATTCCTTGCCTGCCTCACAGATGGCATCATGTACCTTACCGCTTGGGGCGCTTGCCTTATCAGCATTGATGCAGTCTGCGTATGCAGCCCTTGCCATCCACATATCAGCAGTGAAAGCCTTATCATCGCCCAAGATGTTCAGGCAGAAGTTATAGATCTTGTTGCCGTGACCCTTGTCCACGGTCTTACCCTTAAGGGTATCGTCCCAAGGCTTACCATCCAATATGTCTTGACACATATTGTTCTTGTGCGCCCATCCCGCGGTTATAGGCTTATTAGCTTTATGCTCTGCTAAAGCCTTAATTGCGATAGTCTTATTAGCGTCCCACTTGGTACCCATGCTGCATGCTGCTACTACAGCAGCACATTGCTCTATGCTATATGAGCTACCAGCAGCAAGAGCCTTAACGAAATCAAGAGCCGTGTCATACCATGCAAGACCATCCAATACATCTTGCTTAGTAGCACTGCGGAATGTGCTCATGAGGTTAGACTTAAATGCTTCTATATCAATAGACTTAACAGGAGTTTTCGCGATACCCTTGGAGTCAAGCTCCAAAGTAAGCCTTGCCTGAGACACGTCTATATTCCCTTCTCCCGCGTACGTAGTACGTACATGGTTAGTCCTGCCAGATCCTGAGAAATCCGCGATACGCGGCGATATACCCGCGGTATTGTGCGCCGCGAGCTTGCTTGCAATTTCTGTGCCTTTCTGTTGGCTGATTTCGTTCATACCGTGAGACTCGCACATTTCAAGGGTGCCCGTTGTGAATCCGTTCACAAATTCGCAATATACGGAATTGATACGCGTGTTACATCTCGAGAATGTGCCGGCGGTTACATGAGCCTGGGTATGGGTGGGGTAGCAAAAGTTGCAAGGTCGGAAAATCCCCTCTCTACCCTTCAAATTTATTCCCCAAAAATCCACGTTCAGGTCAATAGTAAGATGTGGTACGATGTATCCATGGATAAAGACAGAAGCAAAACAGGGTCAGGCGGAGTAAGGGATAACGTAAGGGACGAGTTGGAGCAAGCGGTAAGGTCTCCGTCCCCTAAGCCAACGCCCGAGGAGGAGTCCGAATCGGGCTCCGGCGGGGTAAAGGACGCGGTAAAAGACGAGCTATCTGAATCCCAAAGGCGGTGAGTAGGGCATGTATCCCATAGGCGGAGTTGTAGTACTACTTTTGATCGTAATACTGTTGATTATCCTCCTCTAAAACTGGAGGATTTTCCAATTCGACCAACGAGGAGGTGAGTAATGACGAGGAAAATAGCCACGCTAATAGTGACCGCGGCCTTCATGGTGCCGATGTTTGCGATGCCAGCACTCGCGCATAACGAGTGTAACACGAAGGGCAACGGCGTCACGCGGTATGAGCACAACCATGGGCAGTCGGCCAAGCAGCCGCATCCCCTGTGCCTACCGGAGAAGGTGTCAGAGAACAGCGCACACGGCGACATACACTAGGTCGTAGGACCTAAACTGAGACCCGAGGCCCCTCGGGTCTCCTCTTTTCCCGATACTATTGACCGAAGTTTCCGTCGTGGTATGATGGTTGCATGAATAAAGAGAAGGCAATGAGGATCGCGGAACAGTTGTCAGAGGCTCACGTCGCGTCCACCTGCACCCTACCCCTTGCTAACGGGGAGTGGAAGATCGAGATATGGTCGACGGCGCTCACCCATTGGGACTTCAAGATGCTGATGAGAGTGTGTGAGCAAGAGGGGCTGGAGCTTTCGTACGAGGATCAGCCCGGAGAGGAGGGATCATTCTTCCTACGTGACGCGGTGGAGATTGAGAGTGGGTTCGTTGTTGAAGGAGCGAGAAGCCCCACGACCACCTTGCCGCCGCCGCCGAACTACTTCGGCTACGACCTAGCTCCGTGGAAAGACCCTAGTAGATTTCCAAGGGGTCGCATCGGTCGCGGAGCCTGATATACTGACAGCGTAAGCAATCCCAAGGAGGGAACTATGCACAAGTTTGGAGACTTCGCACGCAAGCGCAAGCGGTGGCGAGACCGCATCATAGGAGGCATGCTATCGCTAGTGGTAGTGGCCGCGGGACTCAACCCCTCACCAGCCCAAGCGTACGGTGAGTGGTACTACGGACAGGCATCGTATTACGCGCTACACGGGAACACCACAGCCTACGGAGATGTACTGACGTGGGAAGATTGGACCGTAGCGAGCCGTACACTGCCCCCCGGCACCAAGCTGACCATCTGCTATCAGGTCTGCGCACACGGCGTCACCGTGACCGACTACGGCCCCGCGGTGTGGACGGGACGAGTGCTCGACATGAACCAGATCGTCTCAGACAAGATCGGTCTGACCTACGCGGGGCACGGCGAGGTACGGTACCGCATCAATCAGGGATACGATCCCTACTACGCAAACAAGTAGACATACACTGTCAGTTGAGGAGCCTACGCGCAAAGTAGTACAATGATCGCGTAGGCTCTGTGTTGGGAGGTGTATATGAAGCGTAGGATAGCAACTCTGATGGGCGCGACTCTGTTCGCAATGGCCTCGTTTGTTCCGTCCGCCATGGGCGCGATAGACGAGGGTCCGGGTCGAGGTAACCCCGACCTGAATCCCACGGGCAAGTGTCCGCCGGGTCAGAACGCTGACACGTCTGTTGGCGGTCTCAAGAAGTGTGACTAACATGCACTTCCGTTATAGGGGAGGGCTCCGGCTCTCCCCCTTCTATTGACTTCTATGTGTTGATTATTAAGTTTCCGTTACACCCCTTTTCGCCCCGCTAGTTCGTTGTTATCATTTTGTTATAAAGAAGCGGACAGATGGAGGTAAGCAGCATCATGTTGGCGAGCAAGGTGTTCAAGTTTGTATTCATAGCACTGTGCATTGCGATAATATGCATTGCCAGCGTGATGCTTGCAGACGTTCAGCCGAAGGAGGCAGACGCACGAGGCGGGGGGTACAAGTACGGCAAGGCAATTGTCGCGAAGGCCCGTTCTCAGATCGGAGACCCCTACGGGTACAGCGGAGGCGCGTGGACCTGTAGTGAGTTGACCGGCTACGCGGTCAGGGCCGCGACGGGAGTGTCCATCGGATACTCCCCCCTCGGGCAAAAGTACTACGGATGGCAACCCCGCAGGGTCCGTCCCGGAGACGTACTGTTCTACGATGAGAATGGTCCCGCGGGTCCCCCGACGCATGTGGGAATAGCCACAGGCCGGGGCAAAATTGTCCACGCAAGCAACTACTTTGGGGCCGTGGTCGAGAGTGAAAGACGCTACCTTATAGGGTATGATGGAGCCCGTAGAGTTCGTCCATAGGAGGTCATGATGGTGAAGAGGACATGGTAAGCGCACTCGCGGCATACGTGCAGTGGAGGAACTACTGGCTACGCATGATGGGGTTCAACGTGAAGTATAGGTCCAGGGGCCGGTAGCATACTAAGCATCATAGGAATCGGGTATCCGGGGTTGTATTAAGCCCCGGATATTTTTATTGCCGAAAACTATGGTTGACAGAACCGCGTATGTGGTACTATACAGCCATGAATGAGAGTCGGACGTCTGGCGAGATTTTTTCGTTTCCTCCTTTGCTCGCCGTCTGCTTACCGTTGACATCTGTCTGGCTCTCGTTCCTTCTTAAAACATTCAACCTGAACTACCGATTTAGCCCCCGACATCCGTAGTAACACCTACGCGGTCGGGTAGCTGAGGAGGTATAGCGCCGGAGTGAAATCCCGGAGACGGTAGTTCAAACCTACCTCCGACCACTTTCAGGAGGTAGCTTACCGGGTTAGAGCTTGTGGTTGTGGCCCACAATGAGGGAGTTCGAGCCTCCCCCCTCCTGACTATTTTCGTGTATACTATTGACATGCCATACAAGGATCGGGCACGGCAACTAGAGGCGCAGCGACAACACTACCGCGACCACACGAACGATTACCACAATAGAGTCAAGGCGAGGCGTAGAGAACGTCACGCTCAGGTCTTGGATATCAAGGTCAAACGCGGCTGCGAGAACTGTGGAGAGAACCATCCCGCGGTGCTGGACTTTCACCATAGGGACGAGGACTTCAAGGAACACAAGATCTGCGACATGGTACACAGGGGATTCACCCTAGCCAAGATCCTAGCCGAGATCGCAAAGTGCGACGTCCTCTGCGCCAACTGCCACCGACGATTCCACTACGAAAACGGGTAAAGAAAAGGACCCCCGAAGGGGTCCCTTCAAAGCCGTCCTTTGGTTGGTGCTACCTAACGATCTTCCGTGCGATCAGACCACCTGCAACCAGCAAAGCACCGGCAACCGCAGCGAGTGGTATCCCACCCGTATCCGGGAGGAACCCGGCGCTAGCGTCACCATACTGTGCTTCGTTGGGATACTGGCTGTACTGCGCCGAGGGTGCAGAGCTTGCCGAGGCGCTTGCGCTGTACTGGTACTGCGACGTAGGCTCGGGAGAGCCAGACTGTGCCACCACTGGCACCGCGACGGCCAACAGCATTGCCATCATTGCTAGAACTACAAACAGTTTCTTCATAAAGTTACCTCCTGTTTTCTTATATGGACGACTTTCTTCACACTCTCACCCTACCACATATAGTGGTCGGTGCCAATGCTATTTACCAAGTGTCTTGAGTTCTGCCATGTATCTCTGGATCTCTCGGGTGGTCCACCCGATCACCTCTAACCGGATCGGGTCTTCCTTGCTAGCTATCTTGCCGAGGTGGGCCAAGTGCGCTGTTCTCCTCCATATGAACCCTCTTCTGTCTTGGACATACCGAGCCCTCCTTGAGGGCTCAAGAATAGCGTCAATCATAGACTTAAAAAAGGGCAGCACTTTGCCCCTACCGGGAGTGCTCACTTCGTTCGCGGGGAGATCTCTTTCTGTTACAGCCATTCAATAACAACCAATCTCTTAGTCAGTCCTGACTCGGAGAATGTCCCAAACCCCTCCCTCCTTGGGACTCCATTTTCCGGCCCAGGAAATCTTTTGTCAAGATCTAGCTCTGGTACACCGTTACAGTGTAAGTCAAGGCAGAGGTCCCATGCCGTGAAACATGAGGCCATATGCGTATAGCATCGCGATCACAAACGAGGCAATCGCAAGCAATACACACACCGCGTGAAAGGTCCTCACGAGCAGACCGCCAACACACAGGCCGGGTTCGTCAGCATCTCCATAGCCAAGGCCCCGAGCCCCAACACAAACAGGGCCGCGACAAAACCCAACACGACCATCATGAACTTCTCCACTACGCTCTCTCGTTCCATAATATCGGCTCCTCGTTCTCAGTGTAGCGTCTCACCGCTACGTGATGTCCAGTGATCAGCGTCTCCGAGGGGACCTGCTCGGACCCACTCATGTGCGATCCACCCTCGCTTCCAGCCGGTCATATGTCCAGTGTGCTCGCGTGTTGGTCAGCTTCACTTCACACCCGACCGGGAACATCTCTTCCGCGGCCTTCTTTTCCGCCGCGGCAATATCCCGCTGCGTAGCGTCCGGATCATCCAGTTCCGCGGAGAAGCGATCCTTGAAACGGATACGCGTCACTTCATCCTGCTTGGTGACGTAGGAGTCCACTATCGCGGAATCCCCGTCGATAACCCGGACTATCTTTGCCCCGAACTCAAAGTACACGCGCTACCCTCCAAACATTCCCGCGAAGGGGTGTGGGTATGGCATCGCGTCGGGATACTCGGGAGTGGGGTCCTGTCCACCATCGTTTCCGCCTCCACCGCCGCCACCCTTGCTGCGCTGAAAGTACATGATCAAGCCGCCTCCCCTTTGCGGTGGCGGGAAGACCATGTCTACCATCTGGAATCCCATACTCTCCTCCACGTCCGCGACCTGTGTGGACGACTTTAGGATGTCCGTGAGATTCTTGGACGTCACTTGGACCTGCTTCATCTCGGTTACTTCGATGTTTGCCATGCTACATCATGTCCCTTCGTAATAGGTAGTATGTTTCCCCTACCGTCGAATTACGGTCTACGATTACCTGTCCGCTATCAACTAAGTTGAACATTGCGATCTTTACTTTCAAACGCTCATCTGACCATATGTTTGACTTGATCTGCGGCCACGTTGCAGGCCCAGACTCCAATATCTCCAAGACGGAATCTCCAACCTTCCTCACGCTCACTTGACTCTCCGTAGTTTGCTTTCGTGTACCGTGTACAGTCCCTTGCCCCTCAGAGCCCCCGGCTTCCTGTCCTCGGGCTCATTGAAGTCCCTGACCCTCTGCCACTCGGCCCACCCTCTGAGTACGCACACCCGTCCTGATATGTTGACATACACGAGGAAGTACACATCAGACTCTCTTAGCCTGCCCTTGGGCACGATCAGCCTCGCGGGTCCGGGCCTTTCTGTCGCCTTGACCTCGACCGTGCGATCCTTGATCACAAGGTCCTTTTCCCGTCCCCCCTTGCCGTCGGTACGGTATGTCAGATCTGGAGATATCCCGTAGTAAAGAGACACCGCAGCCTCCGCCATAGCCCCGACCATATGAGTATGATAGCTCTTGTCAGGATCGTCCTGAATATTGGGGTTCTTGACCATGTGTCCATGTTCATCCTCATACTCGTTCCTCTTGATTGCTACACCCTTGCAGTACAGCATCATAGCCCCGTCGAGGTAGACTTGCGGCTTCTGCACCACCACTATCCTAAAGCTCCCTTCCCTCGTGTCCCTCAAGTTCCTCGACCTCCATAAGCATCTCGGGGGTGAAGTATTTCAAGGTCTGATCATCGTCCCCATCCATCCGGATCGCGATGGTCGACCTCTCGGAGAGGTTCTGAGGACGGATCTCCACCGTGCCGCGTGCACCGTAGCTGCGGCCAAAAAGCACTTGCACATACGATCCCTCTTTGAATCTCGTTCTCTTTAACACTCCCATGGGGGCACGCTCTCCGATCCTGTACACGAGTTCGGCTACATCAAGAACCTCTGGATTATTATCGCCAGTAGTACGGCCCACGTCGTGAATCCCATACAACATACGGTGAATTTTACCATTGACGAGGATCTTTCGATAGGGGTGACGTACATGTCCCTCGCCATAGACGACTGCGCCTTGTTCAAGTTGTCAATCTGATCCTCAATCTCACTCTGGATCTGATCCAAGTATCGCTCCATCTCGGTCTGCATGTCACTGGTGCCCCTGCGGATATGCTCAGGCACCACCGCTTCGATGCACTTCCACCCCTGCGACGTCGAGGGGTTACACAGGTAGTGCAGCGTCCCGTCTTTGGCAAAGGTATCCATATGCTGCTTGTCTCGACCGGCTCCGCAGTGATAGCAGAACACCGTCTCTTTGCTGAGGGTTTGGATTCTTCGCTTGTTGTGTTGTTGCTGAGAATACTCGCGCTCCTTGTTACACCACTCAGGCTCGCAGCGGTGGCAGAAGCTAGAGTCTACAGAGTCTAGGTCGCACTCGGCGCAGTGATAGACGTGCAATTCCCCCGGAAGGGACAGATCCGTTATCCGAGCCTCCATGCGCTTCTCTCGGCAGAGGTCGCAGACCAACCTCTCTATATCGTCGGTCACGAAGCGATGCTTGCAATCCCGGCAGTATCGGTGGTAGAAGTCGATCTGGCTAGACTCTAGCATCGGAGGAGACCTCCAAGATTTATTTATCCCGAGCGTAACATTGTCAGCCTTCGACATAATCCACCTCCGGAGGTATGTGGGCTCGTACTCTTGACCCGTCACCGTAACCAGTCTTGGTATGCCTTCCGGGGTCGAAGTCGTGGATGCCGTCGTATCCATCTACGAAGGACTTGAGGTACTGTTCGGATATTCCGAGTCTTTCGGATAGACGACGTAGGTAGTCGCTGCCATCCTTGACTCCGGAAAGGGCGTAATAGGATACAGACCGACGTTCAGCAGACGCAACGGCTGATATTGGACAACGCCCTGCTTGACCATCTCGGAAAACTCCTGAGATCGGATAAAACGGCTTCCGGGCGTACGCCTCTCGGACACGTTTTACGGTGATTCTATTCCTCGGCATTTGCGCCGGGATTAACTCGGAGCAGTTGGAACCACCAGTTGCCGTTTTCTTTTTTGGACTTGTCCCCGATCAAAATACCGAATACGGACACTCCGTCCATCCGAACCTCGGCTAGGTCTCCCATCTTGATGTTCTGAGCAGACAGGCTGTTGCTATTGACGATTATGTCGTTGACATCATCGTTGATTCGGAACTGCACCGACTCGGTGTCCTGTCCCAGCGTAAATACGTATTTAGGATTCATTCCTCTTCCTCCGGTGTGTAGGGTCCGTATCTTGCCCCCATCGCGCATGAGTCCGCGTTTAGGGTGAAGGCTAGGATGTTGGCTTCTGAGGTGTTAAGGGGCTCACCCACCAAGCGCTTCAGGGTGATGTTTGACAATGCCTCTGCAAGTTCTTCAACGTCGAGGAAGTCTCCCGAATCAATCGGCTTCGACCTGAATGTATACCACTTTGCCTCTCCGCTGTAGTTATCCCAACCTAGTTCTTCATATGGCTTGTCCATGATCCTCATTATAACCGATGAGCATTCCTTTCCTACCCCCGACTTGTGGAATACCCTAGGTAGAAGTACAATGCTTTCGTTACCTCGGGGGAGGGTGTATGGCTAAAGAGGCATGGGATAAACGGGAGGACGAATCGTCCCTCCAATATAAGGCGTTTGAGTGCTACATGCTGTTGGACCCGCGTGTCCGGAATATGGACAATGCGTGGACTAGGTACAAGGAGCACCACGAAAATGCCTCCGGCCCCAAGCCGTCCAGTTCCTTCCTCGCGTGGAGCCGCAGATTTGATTGGGTAGATCGTGCCACCGCATTTGACACACATCTCTCGGCGCAGCGTCGCAAGGGGATAGAGCAGGGTGTCAAGCAGGAGGCCAAGCGGCAGGCCATGAGTATCGAACGACTCCGTACTCAGCTATACGAGAACTTCGACACCGTGCAGAACACCCTAGACTTGCTGATGAGCAAGGTGCAAGAGGTCGATCCGGACAAGATCACCCTCGCGGGAATATCGAACCTCCTACGTATCCAACTCGACATAGCCAAACACCTGTCCGACGACACGCAGGGACAGACCCCGGAAGAAGAGTTGGACAGGATGTCAGAGGATCAACTTGCTGAAGAACTATTTAAGGGGTCTCAACGAGAGCGACCGCAAGAAAGCGATTAAGCGGTATCGTACCGTACGCCCCCAAACCGACGACTGGCTGCATGATTGGGTTGAGATATACCTGGGATTCGACATACCCCGGAAACAGATATGCTCCCATCACGTAGCCCCCTTTACCGCGTTTGCTAATGCATACTTCGCCCGCGACCGCATCGCGGTATGGAAAGCGTCCCGAGGATTCGGTGGCAAGACAGTGCTACTCGCGCTACTCACCCTGACAGAGGCGATCACGATGGGCGCGATGATCAACCTTCTCGGAGGATCTGGCGAGCAGTCGCAGAACGTGCAGGGGTATCTGCAGGGTACCTCCACCCGAGTAAAGGGTAAGTTCTTCGACGCGAAGTTCGCCCCGACGAGCATGGTGCTCGGATCGTTCAAGAGGGAGATCCGCTTGGACAACGGTGCGTACATTCGGGCTCTGATGGCATCTGCTACATCTGTCCGTGGGCCACACCCTCAGAGGCTACGGCTCGACGAGATTGACGAGATGGACCAAAGTATCTTCGACTCCGCGATGGGTCAGACAATGGCCGCGAACGACGTTCCGGCGCAGACGGTGTGTTCGTCCACTCACCAGCATATAGACGGGACCATGACCGAGGCTATCAGCCGTGCGCAGATGAACGGTTGGGGATACTACGAGTGGTGCTACAGGGAGAACCTTCAGTCTAACGGTGGATGGCTGGACGATCAGGAGGTTGAGGACAAGAAGTCTGAGATTCCCGCGGCGATGTGGCTCTCAGAGTACGAGGGTCAAGAGCCGAATCCCGAGGGCAGGATCTTTGATGAAGAGACCCTGTCCGGACTATTCCTACGGGAACTCGGAGTCTTTGAAGGAGCCGAGGGCGAGGAGATCATCGTACCCGGCACCATGATGGGCGACGGGCACGACTACTATCACGGAACGGATTGGGCCAAGTCTTCTGACTGGACGGTTATCCATTCGATGAAGCGCCGTCGCGGAGGCCCCGACCGTCTGGTCGCGTGGATGCGTCTCGGTCGCCGCAAGTGGCCGGACATGGTGGCGAAACATGACGAGAGGGTAGAACGGTTTGGAGGAAAGAGCGCACACGACGTTACCGGAATAGGGTCGGTGGTCGAGGATTACATGCTTACGGACTCGGAGCCGGTGGACTTCCGCAACAAGAAGAGGAGGGACAAGCTACTCAACAGGTATGTCGGCAAGTGTCAGGCGTTGGAGTACGAGTTTCCCTACATCAAATTCATGTACGAGGAGCACAAATATCTGACCGTCGACATGTTGTACGGCAATGACCATACGCCAGACTCCGTAGTTGCCGGAGCACTCGCGGAAGAAGCTAACAGCAAGCGGAGTGGCAGGCTACTGATTGCGAGGATCTAGCGTGGCGAAAAGAACAAGACCAACTGTTACACTGAGTTGCAATAAGTGTGGTCACACTGAGACCCACCAAGGCAAGTCAGAATTATATGCAATATTGCATTGCATAGAGAAGTACGGGTGGGGACCCGTTGGGATGAATAAGGAAGGCAAAGCCATTTGGCTATGCGATATTTGTTGGGATCAGATGCCCGACAGGAGGATGGAGGCAGTGTAATGGAAGAGAGTCCGCAAAGCATCGGTGAACTGATCCATGACACCGCAGAAGCAGTGGCTGCAAGTACCAGTATGGCCGAGGACGGCGCTGTAGTAGTCAAGGTTGGAATGGTAATAGACGTGATTAACGTAGACGGAGAGCGTGCACTGGTAGACATCTACACGACGGATGGTGGTCACAAATATGCATCTCCGTGGGACGCGAAGGGCATGCTGCGAGACGCACTAGACCAGTATGATGTCATGAGGGGGAGAAATGGCCGGTAATCCATTCCTCAATCTGATCACTCGCGCACTCGCGGGAGACCCGAGCCTCGTGCGAAAGTCGGTCGGGGCAGGGGTCCTCGTGCCCTCCCGAGTATGGAGCATGCCCAAGTGGACCAAGTGGACCACGGAGAAGGGGATCGAAGAGGGGTTCAACCGTAGTGAGTGGGTAAAGATCTGCGTAGATCGCATTGCAACTCCCGCGTCGAGTGTTCCGTGGCGAGTCTCGAGATTTTCCAGCCGCGAGGCGAAGAAGAAATTCCAGTGGGAACTGAAAGGCATCACGGACAGTGAGCGTGCCGCGTATATACATAGTGTGCATGGAATCACCAAGTCGGACTTCCTAGAGCCTGAGCCGGATCACCCGCTAGAGCTATTGGTGGAAAAACCCAACCCGTTCCTCGACAGGCAGACCATGATCGAGAGGATTTTCCAGCACGTCCTTCTAGGCGGAAACTCCATAATAACCAAGGTTAGAGCCCCCAACAGAGTCACCGGAGGGACCGAGGGTCTACCGCTAGAGTTGTGGGTGATGCCTCCTGACATCTTCAATCCGGTGCCAGACAAGCAGAAATTCATCAAGCACTACGAAATGACCGTTCCCGACGAGCGCGAGCCCCGCAAGATACCGAACGAAGACCTCGTGCACCTGATGCTGCCCGACCCCGCGAGCCTGTATTGGGGTGCCTCTATATTGAAGGCCGCGGCCATGACTATTGACATGGACGTGGAAGCGGTGAAGTGGCAGAAGCAATCGCTAGAGAATCGCGCAGCACCCGACGGCGTGTTCGCGATCCAAGACGAGATTGACGAGACCGAGTTTGAAATGATGCGCGATCAGATGCGTATCCAGTACTACGGTCGGGACAACGCCCGGACTCCGATGCTAATCGGAAACAATGCGAAGTACTACCAGTTGTCCTTGACCCCGGTAGAGATGGACTTCATCAACAGCCGTAAGATGAACCGCGAGGCTATCTGTGCTCTGTTTGGCGTCGACCCCCGCATAGCCGGGGCTCAGTCCGGCGGTGGAGCCGAGATGAAGGAGATCCGCCGGGTGCATTGGACCGATCTGGTGATACCGGCTCTCGACCGCGTGCAATCTGCCTTGAACCGTTCTCTGGCCGCGGAGTTCGGTGGAGACATACTTCTGTGGTACGACACAATGAACGTGGACGCGCTGCAGGAGAACTTCCACGAGAAGGCCAAGTCCACTGTGCTACTTGGGCGTCAGGGTGTGCCATTCAAGGCACTCAACCGCAGATTGCGCCTCGGGTTCTACGATGCTGAGTTGGAGGGGTTGGACGTTGGATTCCTGCCGGCGTCTTCGCGAAGCGTGGAGAACGTTATCAAGGAAGAGACGAAGCCCGCGGGATCAGGAGATCCCAACAGCGGACCCGACGGAGGGGAGTCGGACAACCCCGATCAGGACAACCCCGCGGGATCGCCTAACACGGATACGTCGCAGACGGATGAGGAGACCGAGAAGCGGCGCAAGAAAGCGCAGGAGTATTTGCGAAAGATACGCGAGGAGATCAAGAGAGAGGATAGAGAGAATGACAACAATCGTGGCACAGAGGAGACCACTGGTGAAGATGGCCGCGGACTCTCAGGGGACCGCGGGTAATGGACTGCCCTACCCACTAAGGAAGATACACCGGGTAGACAACAGAAATCACAATGCGTTAATCGGGGCGACTGGCGGGATCTTTGACTGTGCCGCGTTTGTAAAGTGGTTTAGGGACGGGGCTGACCGCGACAGCCTCCCTAGGTACGAAGACGAGGGAATGGTGGCTTTGGTCTTGTCAAGGTCGGGGCTGTACCTGTATGATTGGCAGGGGATAGGGGTGCCTGTCAGGGAAGAGTTTCATGCCATCGGTACCGGAAGCGCACCCGCGTTGGCTGCACTGCGATACGGAATGAGTCCTCGTGAGGCAGTAGAGATGGCTATTAGTGTGGACGTCTACTCCGGTGGGGAGGTTCACGAAGAGTCCCTGTATTAATTCTAGGGGGTGAACATGGAGACCAAGCGCAAGATATCTGCCTACGGTCGCGCACGCATGCGTGGTGGCGGCGGACGCGGTGGCAAGCGTTCAAAGCGTGGCAAGCGCAAGAAGTAAACTAAAACCTTACGTAGCAGTTGACACTAAATATGTCGAATGCTATGCTTGGTCTTGTACTACGGTACAAGGGGATGGGGAGCATGGACCCGGCACGTCTCGGGATGAGACGTGCAGGTCTTTGCATTATTTCAGCAAGGTGGTTCTGCCTTGGAAAGCATGATCGTAAAGTACATTGATTGGGAAGTTAAGGTCAATCTCCAGAAGCGTCAATTTGAAGGATATTGCAGCACGTTTGGCAATGAAGATCTTGTTGGCGACATCATGGAGAAGGGCTGCTATCGCAAGACCGTCTTGGAGAGGGGTCCCGCGGGCTCCAATGAAATAGTCATTTTGTGGGGGCATCGTGATCCGTTCGGGATGCCGACCAAGATGTTTGAAGACGAGACCGGGCTGTGGGTGGTTGGCGAGGCCAGCGACACACAGGAGAACAAGGATCGCCTTGTATACATGCGCGACGGTGTGGTGAAGTCCCTCTCAGTAGGGTTCACGATACCCAAGGGCAAAGCGTGGTACGAGGAAGATACGTGGACTCGGCACATTCAGGAAGTGAAGCTCTACGAGTTCTCCCCTGTGATGTTCCCCGCGAACGAGGCCGCGAGAATTGCACAGGTCGCGAAGTATCACGATATGGCTCTCACGGTGAAGGCAATGGGCAAGGATCAGATTCTTGAACGGGCCAACGAGCTAGAGGATATTGATGAGCGAGATCTGGATGCAGCACTTAGCATCCTCTCCGATTTCAAGACCCTTCTCTATGGCAGTGAAGAGGATCGCAGGGCACTCAAGGCACACTCTCGGAAGCCGCAGGTAAAGAGCACTCCCGAGACGCCAGAGACGCCAGTGGTGGAGGACGACCCGCAGGTACTTACCAAGCAAGAGGAAGACGCCCTGCAGTCGGCACTCGACGGAATACTGCTGAGTAAGGAACTCAGCGGACTGAGCATTAAGTAGGAGAGAGTATGAGTGGTCTTGAGACTGTTAGAGATCAGATAATTGGCGAGGTCAACCGCGTCTCGGGTGAGATGAAGGACGTCGTCAAGGAGCAGGAGCGCCAGTTCCAAGAAATCAAGGATGGCGTTCGGACTACGGTTGACGAAGCCGTAGTGAACAAGATGGGTGAGTACAACTCCCGTCTTGAGGATCTGACTGGATCTCTGGAAGAGATAAAGGCAGAGGTAAACAAGATCAACGCGGAGGACGGTCGCGTCCTCGGTGGCCGGGTCGAGCGCAAGAACATCGGGGCCGAGTTCGTCGGGTCTGAGGCATTCAAGAAGTTCATCGCTTCTGGTGGCCGCGGGCAGTCGGACATCGTGGGATTCCAGGGCTTTGAGCCCTACAGGAGCCGCAAGGCTCTGACCTCGACAGATGGTCCCGGATACGGCCAGATGGGACATCTCATCGAGCCGCAGGATCTAGGCATCATAAGCCAGCCGGAGCGTGTCAACGACATTCGTCAGTTGATTCCGGTGATCCAGACCAACTCCGACACGGTGTCCTACATCGAGGAGTTGGGATACGCGAACGTGTATACCGAGTTGGACGCGCCCGCGACCAACGTCGCGACCACGATCACGGTTAAGTCCACGTCCGGTCTCTTCGTGGGGCAGGAGATCTTCCTTGCTACGGCTGCGGCTCCGCAGACCCGTAGTGCCGCGAAGGTCATTACCGCGATCAACGAGACCACGAGGGTTGTCACCATCTCTAGCGCGACGGGCGCTGCCTATGCCGCGAACGATCCGGTCGTTGCGGACGCGATAGGCATGACGCCTCACGGTGCCCAGAAGCCCGAAGCCTCGCTGCTCGGGTTCACGGAGAAGTCGTACCCCATTGGGACGGTTGCGCACTACATGGTAGTGCACCGCCAGACTCTCTCTGACGCACCGCAGTTGCAGGGACTGATCAACAACAGGCTGCTTGCCGGTCTCGACCTTAGCGTCGAGTTGCAGTTGCTCTACGGAAACGGTGTTTCCCCCAATTTGCAGGGGATTATGAACAACCCCAACGTGCAGGTGCTTGCCAACCAAGCATCCGGAACCGCTGACGCGAACGGTGTGTGGCGTCTCGACCACATCCGTCGGGCCATCACCAAGACGCAGATCAGCCAGTTCCCCCCGAGCGCACTGCTCATCCACCCGAACGATTGGGAGGATATCGAGCTTGCCAAGGGGACCGACAATCACTATGTGTGGGTGACTGTCGTCGACGGTGGGATCGAGCGTCTGTGGAGGCTCAATGTCCGCGTGACCACGAGCATCAGGGAGAACGCCTTCCTCCTCGGAGCCTTCGATCAGGGTATCTACCTGCTCGACCGCGAGGATGCATCGGTGAGGGTTGCCGACCAGCACAAGGACTTCTTCACGAGCAACATGCTCGCGGTGCTGGCCGAGCAGAGGTTGGGCATGGCTCCCATCCGTCCGCAGGCATTCGTCAAGGGCACATTCACCACCGTATAAGGTGGGGAGTAGTTGAGGGGGAGAGGCATCCCCCTCAATACCACTAGGAGACAGCATGGCTAAAGTTTTAGCAAAAGTAGACACTCCGTACGAGAAGGAAGATGGCTCCAAGAGCTACGCCTTCGGTCTGGAGTACGTGGACGCGTCGGACGACAGCGCCAAGAAGCTCGTTAGTGAGGGCAAGGCCGAGTACGCCAACGAGGAAGATCAGGAGGCATACGATCAGGAGGTCTCGGAGGCCACCAATGATCGTGTGAGCGCCGTGGACGAGTCGCTTCGTGCCTCGTCTTCTCAGGGGCAGAAGTTCGGAGACGCGTTTGCGTCCAACAACTCCCCCGCGGGTGATACGGACATCAGTGATCCCACTGGTGAGTCGGGCGTGCAGCCCGAGCCGGTGAACCCCGCGTTCCGTTTGGGTGCAGAGGCGAACACTCTCAGGCAGGCTCCACAGGAGTCGACCAACGAGGGCACCGACGCGGACGAGTCCGAGTCTGGAGAGTCCTCGGAGGACTCGAAGGCCGGACAGCGAGTTCCCAGCCGGTAATTTCGTGTCTTGGCACGACTGTCAAGGCCCGAGAGGGCAGTGTGGCTGCAATGCAGTCACACCCGCCTTCTATGACACCAAGGTCATAGAGGCTCGCACCCCGGCGCACAGGCCGGAGGCTCCGGAGGATCGCTTGAATCGCTTCACGGTCAAGCAACTTGCGGAGATCATGCGCGAGCAGCGCGTACGGGGCACCGGATACCAAACTCCTAAGCAGGAGAAGGTGTCCAGATTATCGGAAGCACTTGATCCGGACGCCCTAGCAGAATACGAAGACCGATACGGGATACGGTAGTGGCTGAGGAATTAGAGAACCTGACGACACTTGATAATGTTAAGGCTCTACTACAGGAGGAAAGGGAAGACCGAGATGAACTCATAGGGAACATCTTGATTCCCGCGGCTTCTGAGGCGATCCGGCATGAAACCAAGCGTCTGTTCACCATAGCCGATCCACTCCCCGCAGAGACACGAGAATTCCTCGTGTGGAAGGACCGAATAGTCTACTTGGACGAGTCGGTCACAATTTCCTCGGTAGTAGACGAGGAAGACTTGACAATCGAATATAGGTTGCTACCCGAGTCGCGGTACCCCCGCAAGGGGCAATACTTGAGGCTATCTGAGCCGATAGATCCGCGGACTCTGCCAGAGCAGCACTCGGACTTCTTCACGGTCAACCTGAAAGGTCCGTACAAGAGTGCATACTTCCAGCAGTACCCTATGACCATCAAGGTTACGGGTACATGGGGATATCTGGAAGTTCCGAAGGAGATTGATTTCCAGACGGCTCGCGCTGTGAGCCTGTGGTACAAGGGGGGCATAGCACAGTACACCCAAGCGTTCGCGCAGGGTGGCGCTCCCGCGGTAATCGGGCTTATGCCCGACAGACTTCCGCCAGAGGTAATGCCGGCGCTCCGGGCATGGAAGGCACCTAGAGGGATACGGCGATAGATGGCGACTGTACGCAGAACGCGGGTGAAATCCGAGGCCCGATTCATATTCGGCAGGCAGCTACCTACTCCCGACTTTCGTGACGCGATACGTCGCGCACAGGAACGAAATCGTGTTATCCTACTAGGTAGGGTAAGGGAGAATTGGGTCCGACGAGGACACAATCGAACCGGACACACTTTGCAGGGCTTTGAGGCCTCGGGGGTACGGGATAGGGATCTAACCTTCTCGGTATTCAACCGCAGGCCCAATGCCAGCCGGGTAGAACACGGAGTGCTTCCCCAACTTGGGGCAGGTGCATGGGACACGGCTCCACCCGAGCGCGTCATTGCGCCACGCAGGGGGTACACGATGCGGTTCTATTGGGAGAGAATGGGTAGGTGGATGACACTCCCATACGTTACTCATCCGGGACAGAAGCCTGATCCGGTTATGCAAGACTCATTAAGTGAGGCGAGTGACGAGATGAGAGAGAACATCAACCAAGAGATCGTGAGGGCGCTGAATGGCCGGTAACCTCGATGTCATAGAGACGGCTCTACAGAAGTTCCTCGTGAAGGCTCCGCATCTGAATGAAGTGGAGGTTGGGGTATACCCCACAACGAACTCCCCGGTTGGGGTTCTGTCCTTCGACTGGCCGCAGGACAGTGAGTTCGCAACCCGTATAGTGGAGGTCACGTACCTCTACACATTCGATATATATGTGCCAAGCGACAATTCGTACAGGGCGCACAAGATGATCCAAGACGTAGTGCTCGACATACGCAAGCGTAAGTTGGAGCAGGAAGTTGAGGCCAATCTACTAGGGCTTAACGGGCTGGTAGAGAGGATGTTTTGGGAAAACGGCGGGAGACCGTTTCCTGTGGAATCAAACCTCGTCAAGAGTACGAGGATCGGCGTAAGAGCCGAGGAGGGTATCTAAATGGCTGACTCAGTAAGCATGAAGTACAGCGGTCCCGACAACCTCGCGTTCGACCCTATCGCGATGTACAACGACGGAAGTCGTTACGCGCAGAACGGGTTGGAGATAGAGGTAGACGAGGAGACAGCACGTTATCTCGATATCTTTGAGGGATGGTCCCGCGAGGGCGACAAGTCCATCTCGGAAAAGATCGCGGAGCAGCGCGAGGCGTTGGAAGACGACGAGAAGGCTGCGGTGCGTGGTGACAAGGGGTCCATGGAGGCATTCAATGAGAGTGCCGTGGTCTCTGGAGGGTCAGAGCAGGGCTCTGAGGAAGAGTAAGGAATAAGACATGAGCAAAGCTGATAGGGTATATGCGGCATTGCAGGAGGACGGGGCTCTCAAGACGCCTCGCGCTGGAACCGCGACCAACATCCTCTCTCCGCCTGTGGCGACCGAGGGGCTGACACTGAGTCGCGAGGCTGTCGAGTTGGACGAGACCGTAGGGTCTCGGGCTCCGACGGCGCAGGAGTATGGTGGACGCGTCTATGAGGGTGACATCGAGCTTGCGGCTAGGCCCGACAGCTTCGGCCTGTTCCTCAGCATGGTCTTGGGTCCTCCCACGACCACGGTAGTCCTCGCGGACACGGTCTGGAAGCACGTGTGGAACCCGATTGCCGGGGGTAATCCGGGGCCGCTGCCTGCTACGATCTGGACGATCAACAAGGACCCGGACGTGGACATAATCGACAAGTTTGTCGGCGTCAAGGGTAACGAGATGAACCTATCGGTCGAGGCCAACGCCTACCTCATGGCAACGATTGCCTGTGTAGGATATCTCCTCGATCCCACCGCCACCGAGCCCGCGGGTATCCCGCAGGACCTGACGCGGAAGTGGGTCTACCATCAGGTGTCGGCTCTCATGACGGTGGGTGCCGGGTCGGAGGTATCGGTGCCTCTGCTCGACTACTCGTTGGACTACTCCAACAACATCGTCACCGACCAGTTCGTGTTGGGCTCCAAGGAGGTCGAGAACCTGCCGGAGGGCAACATCGAGCCTGAGGTAACGTTCACCCCCGCGGCTGACATCGTGGGCCACTATCGCCGGTCTCTGCTCGACACGCCGGAGGATGTGCGTCTGCGGCTGAAGGCTGAGGGTGGAGTGATTTCCGGAATCCACAAGTTCACCTTTGAAGTGGACCTAAAGAGGCTGCAGTACACCGAGGCCCCCGTCGAGATTGACGCGGGCGAGACGCTGAACGGCGTCGAGGTTACGGCTGCTCCGGTTCTTACCGAGTCGGGGACGGGCTTCATGGAGATCTCGATCACCAACGACAACGATGGGGACGTGTATCGCGCACCCACTACCTAAGTAGCGGAGTCGTTTGAAGAGGGGGAGTCGCTTTAGCGCCTCCCCCTTCTCCATGCAAAAGTTGACAACAGTACCAAGGAGAGTACAATGCTTCTCGTAACCTGATTACTTCCTGGGGAGGGAGAGAGCATTGAGTAGATTCTTCGTAGAAGATGGCGAATATTTCCGCCGCGACATCATTTT